GCCCCCCCCCCCCCCCCCCCCCCCCCCCCCCCCCTCGGTAGTCTGCTCGCCGTCCTCTCAAGTCTTCCGCATCACACCATGCCATCCTCCCTTTGCCTATATACAATATAACCTACCAAGCACACAATGTCAATACCATATAAGATCACATATTGTTACAGCCTGGTCCTGGGCCTGTAACATAATGTGTACCCCCTATGCGCAAGACCCCCTTGCACCCCTCACAAGACCCCCTATAATCTTCCCCCGCCCGCGTGCCCACATTCGCGCCGCAGCCCTTCAACCCTTGCGCGCTTACCACGTCATATACCTAACGAATAACTAACGAATATAACGAATATAACGAATAATCATTAAGCCCCTTAATATAACCCCCTAATATACCTTAATATGTACCCCTTATTATACCATAGTGAATAAGGGGGGCAGAACCAACGTATGAATAACGAATAAAAAAACCTTAAAACCCCCTTATTTTATTAAGTATATATTTTTTGTTTTATTATACTTTATTTATTCGATATATTCGGTAGGGCATCAATAATTATTCGTTAGGTATTCGTTAATAAGGATAAGAAAATTGCACGCTCCCACATAATCCACTGATCGTATTACAAAATAAATACCTGTTATGTCCCCCCTTATTAAATGATGTCTGCGCAGACAGGGGCAATCGCACGAATCTAACGATTTCCACGAATTATTGTTTAATATCAATGGCTTGCCATTCGTTAGCCCTCTAACGAAGCATAACGAATGAACAATCGGGCACATTTTGCAGGATTGTTTACATGGCAAAACATGAATATCTCCGCACAGCGCGACGAGCACGATTTCTGATCCATGATACAGCCCGAGCACAACGCCGCTCACGGACCAGCACAGCGACTGTGCAACGATCAACCCGACACGTCAAAATAATTCCCCCTGTGGTCACTTTTCTGAACCTTTTGTCGCTTCGCGCCAAGCAAGGGGATTGACACGATACAGGCGGCAGGTTATATTCAATACATCGAAACGACACACGCGGGAGCGACAACATGAAAACGACCTACCACGTCACGCATAACTACCTTGGACATCACCTCGGCTATGTGGAGGCAGAATCGCGTCACGATGCAATCTTGATCTTTTCCGACAAGACGGGCATGTCCCTTTCGGCCCTTGTCGCTGTCCCCCATGTTGCGGCTGATGCGCCGCGGATCAAGCTGGAAGGTCGTATCGGGGGGTTCCAATGATCCCCCACCTCGACTACTTCGATTGGTGCGCGTTGTCGGTCATCATCGCGCTGGGGGCGGGGGCCTGTTTGCTCGCATAGGGCTTTTATCCTACGGCTACGGGGGTCGCATTGCGGCCCCCTTTCGTCGTCTCTGTTGTGAGGCGTCGCCCCTGTCATTGACAGGGGGACACGTTGATCCATCGAAAGGACGCGATGCTGTAGCCTGCTGCCCACATGTATTCCAGCAGGGTGTCAGGGTCGGGGGTCTCGATGAGCAGGGTCAGCTTGCGCTTCTCGAATGTGTCGGCAAGCGACACATGCACGGCCCCCGAGAAGGCGATAAGGTTTTCCTCTGACCAATCGTCGCGCGGGTCAAGGCCGATTGCGATCCGGTAGCGTTGCATCATTCGGTCCCCCCGATTGCGTAGGCGATGCCCTCGTCTGACAGCCATTGCGCGAATGTGTCAACCATCACCATGTTGTCATGGCGCAGGACGATTCCGACGACCTCGCCGTTTTCCTTGTGCGGCACCAGGTCGTAAATGTGGGGGGCGTCAGCGTTGGCGCGGCGCGTGGCTTGCGGGGATAACTCGAAGAGCGTTCTCATTGTGGACATCCTTGTGTTGCGTTTCCATGTATTGAATATGGCACACCCTTGCCTGCCTGTCAATCCCATTGGACGAAACAATGGCAAAAAATTATTTTCAAATTATTTACGAAAGGGGATTGACGGGGGGTCGGCGGTGTGCCATATTGATTGCATAGAAGGAACGCAACAACGCGAACCGAAACAGACAAAGGGTCAAACAAATGTCGATCAACAACCCCACCTATGCAACGAAATCGACCGCGAAGCGCGGTGTGCAGCGTCACGGGATCGAGAAGCCCGCTTTCATCGAGCGCGCGGATGGTCGGATCGAAGTTCGCGATCTCGCCCGCCCCCTGTATAACTACGATGCCCGCGAGAAATCGGCCATCAAGGGCTCGGTCGGAATCGTGTGGGATCTGTGCGCCAAGATGATCCCGACCGGGGCCAAGCGGAAGGAAATCGTTGCGGCCGCAGTTGAGGCCGGGGTCGCGCTCAACACGGCCAAGACGCAAATCCAATACTACCGCAAGGCCGCAGGCCTGGTGAAAAGCGACGAGATCGCCGCGTAATGAAAACGTGCAACACACGGCAGGGGCGTCGGGCCCCTGCCTCAGTCGATTTTCGACTGCCCCCGATCCCCGATGACGTGATGCCAGCCGACCCCCGCGACTACTACGCGGGGACATGGCTGTCCCCCGTGTGGGCCTTGTTCTTTGGCCCGCTCTATTACATGCTGCACGGGTTCTGGCGCGAATGTGTCCTAGTCGCGTTGCTGACCCCGTTCGGTGTGGGGCTGCTCATCAGCCCGATCCTTGCGCGCGGTGCATGGGAGCGACGTGCGATTGACAGGGCCGACAAGGCGAACCTGGAGACGCTCATCACCCTGCTGGTCAGGAGGAACATATAATGCAACACACCTTGACAGGGGTGGATTTTCATGCGTTGGAAACCCGCGTGTGGGCGCAGCTCGCAACGTCACGGGAGCGCTGTGCAATCCTGGCGCGTGCTTTCGGGGCCGGGGACATCAAGGTCGCGTTGCTGCTCGGGCGCTACCCCGTTCCGCATCACGAATTGGACAAGATCGAGCGCGCATTGAACCGCGTTCCCGGTGGATGGGGATTGGAGTGATGGATGACCCATGCGACGACTGCAGTCACTGGGTGGGGCGGATGCCCAAGGTGGCGCCCGCCTGGTGGTGTTCGCTTACTGGCTGGAGGTAGTATATTCGATATGCGCGCAACAGTCAACACCGATGCTTCATTCTGCCCGAGGACAAAGTCTGCTGGCTGGGCCGTGTGGATCAGCATTGACGGGGGCATGAAAGTCAAGAAGTCTGGTATGTTCAAGGAGCGGCCCAAGAACTCGACCGAGGCTGAACTCTGGGCGATCTTCAATGGCATATGGCTGGCCGCACAATGCGGGGTCACGTCAATCCTGGTGCAAAACGATTGCAAGGCTGCTCTTGCCCACACAATGCGCGACACGATGCAAACGCGCGAACTGCACAAGTCATTGCCGCGCTCGGTGAACATTCGCACCAAGCACGTCAAGGCGCACACCGACACGGCCAGCCCGCGAACCTGGGTCAATGATTGGTGCGACGCCGAGGCAAAAAAGTGGATGAACTACCAAAGAAAGGCTTGACCCCTGCACCTGGATGTGGCATTGTCATTATATGGAAGCGAACAAGAAAGGGTGAACAAATGGCAAACCGTGCAAGCCTTGAATACAAAGTCAAATGCCTGAGCAAGCGCATGGGCACAGAATACGAACTCGATTATGCCGCCTACTATGGGGGTTACGCCATCGAGTCGTCCAACGGGTCGCAACGCATCACGCAACGCATGAGCGCCAAGGACCTGGATCGCTGGCTGGATGGCGCGCTCTGCGTGCTCGACATTCAAGCGCGGGTGGCAGCATGAAAACCGTCTTCCCCCCGGACACCATGGGCGCCTGGTATGCTGAGGCGCAAGGGCTCATCGCCGACAACCCGGTAGGGTTTTACTTTGCAATGGTTGCGCTGCTCATGTGGGCCGCGTGGAAACTGAAGGATTGGATCTGATGCAACACCGCATTGTCATACTGCCGCCCACCCCCGAGCGGGCCGAGGTCGTAAACAAGGGGCTGCTGGCTGGCCTCGCCATATGGGGCGGAACGATTGTTTACGCCGGGGCCTTGCGCATCCACTGGGAGCCTGACACCCCCGAGTGTGACGACTTCGAGACCGTCAAGATCGTCCTGGACGCGCTGGTCGAATACGGGGTCCTGGACCCGCATGTGGACAACTACGGGGTCGAGAGGCCGCAAGATGTCTGACGGGATCGACCACTGGATTCAACACGCAACGCGGGACCAGCTCGTTGCCAAGCGCAATGAGTACCGTGGGCAGATGACCTATGGGCAGTGGACGGGCAGGGACAACGACCTGCGCCATGGCATCATTCGTCGCATTGACCGACGCCTGGACAGCGTGTGTCCTGGTTGTGGGTTCAAGATGGTTGAGGGCTGCGCCCCTGATTGTCAGTTGAACCGCCTGGACCTGTCATCGGCGCAACAAGATGTTGATACAATTTTTTAAGAAAATCGTATTGACAAGGGCGGGGGCGTCGCCTATGATCGAAGCAAGTAAGGGGTCATCATGCAGAACCTGGATATCAATGCGCTGCTAAAGATGCAGCCGGAAGACGTTGTTGAGTGCGCGCGCCGTTCCCTGCGCCAGGTGACAACGCCCCCGCTCGACATATACAAAGACACCGGGTTGACGCCCGCGTGGCAACAAGCCTTCGCCGAGGGCAGAAGCAAAGACCCCGCCTACACGCGAATGGTTCGCCTGATTGAATGGCTGGCCAAGCATGGCGCGTTGCAGGCCGAGGGGGCAAAGTGCTGATGACCCTTCCAACCTACGTTCCCCCCGTATTGGCGCGCCTGCCGCAATGGGTGTTCTGGCAACACGAGTTCACACCCACGGGCAAGCTGACCAAGGTCCCCTACCAGGTTGACAACTGGAAGAAGCTCGCCGCATCAACGCGACCCGAGGAGTGGGCGACATACGACGCCGCGCAAACCAACTACCCGTTTGCTGATCGGTCGGGCGTCGGGTTTGTGTTTGCAGCTGATGGCGGGGTGTTCGGCATCGACCTTGACGACCTGGACAAGGTCTCGCCCGAGGATCAGGACGCAGCAATGCGCCTTCGCCTGATGATACGCGAACACTTCCCCACCTATCGGGAAGTCTCGCCATCGGGCAAAGGCTGTCACTATATCGGGTTCGGTTCGTTGCCGCCTGAGATTGCTTCGATCAAGGATTCCAAATACGGGGTCGAGGTATACGACAAGCAACGGTTCTTCACGTTTACCGGCAACGTCATTGACGGGATGGACCAGCTGGTCAACTGTCAGGATGCGTTGACTGAGCTTGCCCACACGTTGCGAGGCGCGGCGGTGGCTGCTCGGGCAACCTACGCGGGGGAACGTGATGACAGGTCGGTGGACGTCATCATCGCCGCGGTCATTGGCTGGGCGAACGGCGACGAGTTCAAGCGCCTAATGTTTGACCCCCTGCCCGTGACGCTGGGCCGATACAAGAACGACCATTCGGCAGCAGACCTGGCCCTGACCAACTTCATCGCAACGGCGACGAAAGACGCCGACAAGGCAGTGGAAGTGTTCCGTCGCTCGCCCCTGTGGCGAGAAGGGGGCAAGGGTGGTTACAAGCCGGAGGCCAAATACATTGACGAGTATCTGGTTCGCATCTGTTTTGGCAAGGTGTGGGGCGAGCGCGCGCTCAAGGAACAACGCGCGGCTCTGATGACGGCCGAGGGAGAGCGACTTGGGGCTGAATTGATCGCCGCGAGCAAGCCACAGCCCGCAGCAGACGCGCCCGCGACGGAGACGACGATTGAGCAGACCAAGGTGATGGCTGGTGCCTTCGCCCGTCAGTTCAACGTGACGTTGCCCTACCTGGACGTGAGTGACGCGACCCCATACTACCCGCCGGGCATGGCTGGGCAATTCGTCAAGTCCATTGCCGAGGCTTGCGCGACACCCGTTCCTGAGTTTGCAATCTCAGTGGGCATGGCGTTCTTGTCGGGGCTGGTTGGGCGCGCGTTCCGTTATCGGGGGCAGGGGCTCAATACCTTCTTCATGGTGGGCGCGAAGTCGGCCACGGGCAAGACCCAGCACATCATGGCGACACAGAAGTTGCTCGGCGCGTTGCCGAACCCGCAGGTGGCAGATCGTTTCTATGCCATATCGGGGAAGACGGTTCAAGGCTTGCAGACATACTTTGAAAAGTATCCCGCAGGGGGCTGGATCACTGACGAATGTGGCGCGCAGATCAAGGCGTTGACTGAGCCGCAGGGTCAAGGCGACTACGAGATGAAAGACGCCATCAACAGCCTCTTCGACTCGGCCGTGCCGGGGAAGAAGTGGGCGCCCCCAGCGTCGCGCACGTCACAAAAGGATTCCAAGACCATCACCTGCCTGAGCGTCGGCATTGGTTGGTTCACAACGCGCGAGAAGATCTACCGGGCGATCAACAACGACGAGATTGCCGATGGCTTCCTGTCACGCTTTATCCCGGTCTTCTACAACGGCACGATGGGCGCAGACAACCCGTATCAACGCGACGAGTTTCCCGACCACGTTGCAAAGATGCTCGGCACCCTGTGGTCAATCGTCCTGGAAAACGATATGCACATGCCTTTGGACGGGGTTGCAAACACCTCCAAGTCTGTGCGGGTCGGGGCGACTGAGGAGGCAGCGAAAGCCTTTGAACACTTCGGCATTGAAACCCGCAACCTGACCCGCAGGGCGCAGGCCGAGAACGATGACCTGCCGGACGCCTTTGTCGCCATGGGGCGCGTCAGCATCACCGCGCAACGCCTCGCCGGGGTGTGCGCCGTCATCGACAACCCGGTCGCCCCTGTCATCACGATTGAGCACGCGAAGTGGGCAATCCAGTTTGTCGGGTCGCGCATGTTGCACGTCCTGGAGTTGATCGCCACGGGCGAAGTCGGGTCGGATGACAGCATCGAAGTGCCCACAGTGGTCCGCATTATGAAGCGTCTCCTGACCAAGCACGGGGCGAAGGTGCCAAGCTGGGCCTTGCATGACAAGCTCCGGCTGGTGCTGCCGTTCAAGGCGGCGCGTATAGGGGCCATGAACGCGGTCAAGCAATCGCTCAACCAAATGATTGAGGACGGGCGCTTGCATCGCACGACCGACAATGACGGCCACCAAGGTCGCCCTGTCGTTTACTACACCGTCACGGCCGACGCCGTATGGAAAAAGTATTGAGCGAACTCTTTTAGCATTGCGCCATGCGCTAGGGTATGCGATAAAGGGTCATGGTAAACGAAAGGGTCACACCATGAGCAACAGCATCAAAGACAAGATCAGCAAGATCCTTGCAAAGGCAAACGGCACCGACAACGAAGAAGAAGCTGCGATCTTCCTGGCGAAGGCGCACGAGATGATGGAAAAGCATCAGATCGACCTTGACGACCTTGGCCAAGACGATCCGATGGGCCGTTATGTCGGCCTGACCGGGACCAGCTCGTCCCAGACCTGGATGCGTCACCTACTCAACCAGGTTGCGACGTTCTACGGGGCGACAACGGTTCGCACGTTCCGCGGCAAATACTTCGACACGAATGTCTGCGGCGCAGAATCGGCCCGCATGACGACCGAACTGATGTATCCTTTCATCGTGGAACAGGTTCGCGCCGAAGGTCGCAAGGAAGCGAAGAACATGGGGCTGGCGCCCGAGGCGGCGATCCGTCGCGTTGCCAACGCCCTCGTCCATCGGCTGGCCGCAATGAACGCCGAGGCGCATGGCAAGAAGCGCGAAGCGATCCGCACGGTGGCGGCGAAGAACGCGCTGACGGTTCGGGGCACGGCCTTGACGCAATACCTGGAAAGCGAGTTTGGCACGCTGCGCAAGAGCGCAGGGCGCGCAACGTCCACCAACGCGGTGGCGCAGGCGGCGGCGGGGCGTGTGTCATTGCATCGCCAAACGGGCGGCGGGTCGTCTCTTCGGATCGGTTCGGGGGCTTGACCCCCGACCACTTCCGTGGCATGATGATGACAGGAAACATGGAGAAGCACGATGACTGACTTTGTTGATATGACGACCCCGATTGAAGCGATGGATGACGCGACCCTGACCATGGTGTGGTATCGCGTTGACCAGCAGCTGTCAGCGGTGAAGGTGCGCGAACTCGAGTTGCGCAAGGCCCTGTTTGCTCGGTCGTTCCCGGCCCCGGTTGAGGGCTCGGCGCAGAACAAGAAGGACCTGTCCGAGGGCTGGATCTTGCAAGGCGACTACAAGATCAACCGCTCGGTCGATGACGCGGTGGTGTCGGCCCTGATGAAAGGCGACAACACGCGGGCGCTGGCTGAACGGGTGTTCCGTTACAAGCCCGAGCTGAACCTGAAAGAATACAAGGGGCTGTCCCCGGAGGACAAGAAGCTCATCGCAGACGCGGTGACGGAGAAGCCCGGCACGCCGTCGCTTGAGGTGAAACTCCCCAAGCGGTGATCTTCAAGACGATTGACCATCGCCCCTGCCCGTGATAGGGTGGGGGCTGCAACAGGAGCCACGAATGTCCGAGACGAGCAGCCCTTTCACGGGCAAGGTTACCCCCACCCACGGGGACATGGACGCATCACAGCACGCGGCTTTCATGCTGCGTGTCTTTCAGTATCTGGTGTGCATCAGCCCCGGCATGAAAATGGAGGTCGACCTTCGTGACGTGCTCGAGGCGACAAAGGAAACGACCCTGATGGTGGGGCTTGACGGACCGAAGTTCACGGTCATCGCCTTGCATCGGCCTCCGCTCAAGGGGGGCAAGATCAATGGGCATTGAGCACCTGTTGACGGCCTCGCCGCAGGTCGAGGCCGTCAAGGCTGAACCCTACACGGTGGACGAGATCGACCAGCTGCTGAACGCGGCCCGCGTGTGGGCAACGGTCGTTGCATTGCGTGACCACATGCGCGGCGATGCAGACGAGGACAAGGGCGACACGACCGCCAACGTCAAGAAGATCAAAACCAAGGTTGTCGAAGTGCGGCAGGCTTGGGAGGCGCTCACCCGCGAATTGACCAAGGCCAATGGCGAGGCCGTGGCGGACGTCCTGGTCGAGCTGGAAGAGCTGATTGAAACAATCCTGGAGGATGAATAATGCAGATCAAGTCCACCCTTGGCATCGGGGCGTCAAACGGCGTCAAGATGCTGGTCTACGGCAAGGCGGGGCGGGGCAAAACGACGCTCTGCGCAACGTGTCCGAATCCGATCATCCTGTCCGCGGAGTCGGGCCTGCTCGCCCTGAGCAGGTACCAGTTGCCCTATGTCGAGATCCGCACGGTCGATGACCTGACCGAGGTCTTCAACTGGGCGCAATCGTCGGCCGAGGCCAAACAGTTTCAGACCATCTGCATCGACTCCATCTCGGAGATCGGTGAAGTCGTCCTCGCCAATGCGAAGGCGCAAAAGATCAACGGCAAGCTGATCGACCCGCGGCAGGCTTACGGCCTGTTGATCGACCAGGTGTCGGCTACCATTCGTGCATTCCGCGACCTGCCTGGCTACCATGTCTATGTGTCGGCCAAGCAGGAAGCCATCAAGGACGAGCAGACAGGGATCGTGCTTAACGGGCCGTTCATGCCCGGGACCAAGCTCGGCCCGAGCCTGCCATACCACTTTGACGAAGTGTTCCACCTGGACATCGGCAAAGACCCCGCAACGCAGAAGGACTATCGCTTCCTGCGGACGCAACCGGACTTCTCGAACGATGCCAAGGACAGGTCCGGTCGATTGGATGCAATCGAGTACCCTGACCTCGGCAACATCATCAAGAAGATCACTGCAACCAGCTGACAAGGAGACCATCATGGTTCAGCTTAACTTCAACGCGGCCCAGGTCGCACCCCAAGGGGCTTTCGCCGTCTTTGAGACGGGGGAATACACCGTGATGATCGCGGGCTCCGAACTCAAGCCGACCAAAGCGAAGGCCGCAGGCACGGCCCAGCGCGGGTCTTATTTCCAGTTCAATTACCGCATCGCGGCTGGCGAACATTCGGGCGCCACGCTGATCGACCGGGTCAACTGGGAGAACGACAACTCGACCGCCGAGGAAATCGGCAAGGCGCAGCTGTCGGCAATCTGCCGCGTCACGGGGGTCATGCACCTCCAGGACACGCAGCAGCTGCATGGCATCCCGTTCAAGGTGATGGTCGTCAAGAAACCGCGGACTGATGATCCGACGAAGTTCAACAACGAGATCTCCGAATACCGGAACATGCAAGGTGTCGCCGCCGATCAGATCGGGCAGGTTGCAGGTGGTGCGGCTGGGGCAGCTCCTGCTGCACCTGCGGCCCCTGCGGCTCCCGCTGCGCCGACCCCTGCGCCCGCCCCTGTCGCCCCGGCTGCCCCGGCCGGCCCGCAACGTCCGAGTGACCCGACGCACATCCACGCGGCGGGGACCCCTGATGAACAGTGGTGGATCAACGGCGCGTGGACCCCGGCTCCCAAGGCTGCGGCCCCTGCGCCCGCACCGGCCCCTGCACCCGCGCCTGCGGCTGCGGCCCCGTGGCAGGCTGAACAAGCGCCCGCTGCTGCGGCTGCACCCGCTCCGGCCCCTGCGGCTGGTGCGGCTCCCCCGTGGGCTGCTGCGGCCCCGGCTGGCGCACCGGGTGGGGCTGCTCCCCCGTGGGCTCAACCGCAGGGCTGACAAGAAGATCGCCGGGCGCGCTTTTTGCTTGCGCCCGGTGTCACCCTGTGGCATAAATAGGCATACGAAACACACAAGCGATGGAGAAGCAAATGAGTGTGATCCTTGTGAAGTTCGACGGCCCGAAAGACGCGGGCTATGGCAACAACCAGGATCGGACGTATGCCTATTTCTGCGACTACAACGTCCAGCCGGGCGACCGTGTCATCGTGGAATCCCCGTTCAACGGCTACGTTGCGGTGACGGTCGTGTCCACAGCGGGCCACGACGCAATCAAGGCGACCAAAGAAGTCGTCTGCACGATTGACGACCGGCGCTACAAGGAACGGCAGCAGTGCAAGGCGCGGCTGGCAGAGATCTCGGCCGAGATCGAGCGGCGCGAAGCCCAGCGCGTTCAGACGGAACGGTTCGCAGCCCTGCGCTCGGCCGATCCGCAGGCTGCACGGCTTCTGGAAGAGGCCGAGAAGATCGGTGGGTTCCTGGTGGATTCGGTTCAGCCGGCGTTTTCCTTTGACGCCGTTACGAAAGCCGAGGCCGCACCGCAGGTGACCGCCGAGTGACGCAATGCGGGGCGACGTTAGATCCTGGCGTCGCCTCGTCCCTGTTCCAGGATCAAACATGCAAGGAAACTGCAAACCATGGAAAAACTCTTTCACCCCTATATGGCGCTCTACGTCATCACGATCCTGCTCCTGAACTTCGGGTTCAGCTATGTCCCGATGATCCCCACCGCAATCGGCCTGATCTCGCCGATGGCTGTGCTTGCAGGCGTGGTCTTCGTGGTGCGTGACTTTGCGCAACGCGAGGCAGGCCACTACGTCCTGGTGGCGATGGCCTTGGCGGCTGTGCTGACGTTCCTGCTCGCCGACCCCTTCGTCGCCGTCGCCTCGGTCGTGGCGTTCGGGCTGTCCGAGATCACGGACTGGCTGCTTTACACGCTGACCAAGAAGCCGTTCCACAAGCGCGTGATGCTTTCGTCCCTGATCTCGACCCCTGTGGACACGGCTGTCTTCCTGTTCCTGATCGACGGCTTGACGGTGGGCACGTTTGCCCTGATGGTCGTTGCCAAGCTGATCGCCGCGGCTGTCATCTTCTTCTGGTATCGGGCGCCGACCCGCAAGGAAGAATACTTCGCGTAACGATCAACCGAGGGGGCGTCCGCGCCCCCTCCCATCAACAGGGGTCAAAGATGACAGTTCATTCAGCAGACGATATCCTTGCGCTCATTGACGCGCGCATAACCGAAACCCAGGAAGACGGGTTTCGTCGGCATTTGGGGGCGTCGTCAATCGGTGACGAATGTTCCCGCGCCCTGTGGTACACCTTTCGATGGGCGACACGCGCGAAGCACAAGGCATCCCTGCTGCGTCTGTTCAATCGCGGCCACCGCGAGGAAGAACGCTTCATCGGGTATCTGAAAAGCATCGGGGTCGAGGTGAGGGCGCATTCTCAGCGCCTCTGCTATCACGATGGTTCAGACAGCTATGTCCTGTTTGACTGGGACGTGGAGTTCCCACCGGACGTGGATGACGTGTCGGACGATGATGCCCACATTCGCCGCGCTGCGACACGCGGGGTCAAGGCCGAGCAATGGCGCATCAAAGACGTGGAGGGACACTTCGGCGGGTCGATGGACTCGATCCTTTACAACGTGCCCGGCGTTGATCGGTTCGGGCTGACAGCGAAGGACCCTGTCCTGGGCGAATACAAAACCCACGGGCAGAAGTCCTTTGACGAACTGGTCAACAAGGGCTTGGCTGCGGCGAAGCCTGCGCACTATCAACAGATGCAGGTCTACATGACCAAGCGCGGCATCAAGCTCGGCCTGTATATGGCGGTCAACAAGAACACCGACGAGATCAAATGTTTCTGGATTGAGGCCGCGCCCATGATCGGTGCCGGGCTCCTGGGCAAGGCGCGTGACGTTATCAACAGCCCGCTCCCGCCAATGCGGATTAACAGCTCCCCGTCTTGGTTCAAATGTCGCTTCTGCGACCATCGGGGCGCCTGTCACATGGGGGAGCCGATGGAGAAGACGTGTCGGTCGTGTGCTTTCAGCAAACCCATTGAAGGGGGCGAATGGTATTGCGCGAAGTGGCAGAGTGTGATACCATACGAACACACGAAAGCCGGCTGTGCTGAACATTCGGCCATCAAGGAGTGAACATGCGCCCGCGTCCGTATCAAGAGTTTGCCATCGGCAGCTTGTTCTCGTTCTTCGGAACGAAACGTGATGGCAACCCCGTGGTCGTCATGCCCACGGGAACGGGCAAGTCAATTGTCATCGGCGGGTTTATCTGGCAGGTCATGGCGACATGGCCGACCCAGCGCATAATGATGCTGACCCACGTCAAAGAGCTGATCGCTCAGAACGCCGACAAGCTGCAAACCATGTGGCCTGCGGCCCCGCTTGGCATATATTCGGCAGGCCTCAAGTCACGACAGTCTTACTACCCGATTACGTTTGCAGGCATCCAATCGGTCGTCAATCTCGCGCCCATGTTCGGACATGTGGACATCATCATCATTGACGAATGCCACACCGTGAGTCCGAACGATGACACGTCATACCAGAAGTTCATTGCCGACTTGAAAGCGATCAACCCGAACCTGCGGGTCATCGGGCTGTCAGCGACCCCTTATCGCCTCGGCCTTGGTATGATAACTGAGGGCGGCATCTTCACAGACATTGCCTGCGATATGACAACGCTGGACGCCTTCAACTGGTTCTTTGACGAGGGCTTCCTGTCTCCTCTGATCCCACGCCCGACCAAGACGGAGCTGGATGTGTCGGACGTGAAAAAGCGCGGGGGCGAGTTCATTGATAAGGATTTGCAACGCGCCGTTGACAAATCAGAGATCACGGAAGCCGCGTTGCGCGAGGCGATGGAACTCGCCCACGGCCGCAGACGTATCCTGGTTTTTACTACGGGCGTTGATCACACTGAACACGTCACAGACGCGCTGCGACTGCTCGGGGAATCCGCGGTGTGCGTTCATTCAAAGATGGGCGACAAAGAGCGAGACGCATCCCTTGCGGCGCATCGTAACGGCGAAGCCCGTTGGATGGTCAACAACAACGTCCTGACCACGGGTTATGACGACGCGGAGATTGATTGTATCGTCATGCTGCGCCCGAGCAATAGTCCTGGGCTGTGGGTGCAGATGCTGGGACGAGGGACGCGGCCCTTCTACGCAAGCGGGTTTGACCTGAACACGACCGAGGGTCGGTTGGCTGCAATCGCCAACAGCGTCAAGAAGAATTGCCTTGTGCTCGACTTCGCAGGCAACACAATGCGGCTTGGTCCGATCAACGATCCTGTGATCCCCAAGCGCAAGGGCAAGGGTGGCGGTCCGCCCCCTGTCAAGTTCTGCGAGCGCGAAAAGATGCACAACCACGCACCCAAGGAATCAGCGATCACGGCAGACCAGTGGCGCGCGTTCCATGAGTATTACGAGCGCGACTTCTCGGGCGTGTGGCGGGTGACAGGGTGCGGGGCGTATAACCACACATCGGCGCGCAACTGCTGCGAATGTGGGGCCGAGTTCATTTTCAAACCGAAGATTGAAAGCGACGCCTCGACCAACGAACTTATCAAGCGCAAGAAAGATGTTGAGCCACACGATGACGGGCCGCAGGTTGAAACCTTTGACGTTGACAAGGTTGTCTATGCCGTTCACGACAAGGCAGGCGGGTCGAAGTCTATGAAGGTCACATACCATTGCGGGCTTCGCGCGTTCAGCGAGTGGGTCCCTGCCTGGCATGAGACTGGGGTGAAACACAAGGGCAAGGCATGGTGGGAAGAACGGGCTGACATTGAATTGCCCGAGACCCCGGAAGAGGCTGTGGAGCTGTCTGACGAGCTGACCGTGCCGCGTCAGATTCGAGTTTGGATCAACAAGAAATACCCGGAGGTGATGGGTCATGTCTTCTAAAGCAACAAAGCCGGGACCATACAAGAACACGTCTGATTTCCGCCGCCACGAGATTCACCGTGCAGCGCAGGTCCTGGCCGACGCGATGGTCCCGCTACTCAACAACATGACGAGGCATTGCGCCAACTGTGCGCAATACGACCACAACGCCGAGATCTGCAAGGTCTACACCGCCAAGCCCCCCTGTCGGGTGATCGTGGTCGGCTGTCCTGACTGGGAAGATGAAATACCATTTTGAGTGTTGACGCCTGCACCGTCATGGTGTAATGTCAATTCAAATGGAGGCGAACATGCAACATTACCCAGGACGATGGCAGGCGATTGACGCAGCGTTGCGGCGGGGCTTGACCAAGTTTGACACGCTGCACGATCCAGCCAAGGGTCATTACGTCACGGTGACCGAGGGCGCAGCAGCCGACTGGGCCGCATTGTGGGCCGAAGATTACATGGTGCGCGAATATCCCCGCAACCCTATCGGGTTCGTGACCCACGTTGGTCAACGCGGGATGAAGCCGCTCATCCGCATCAGTTGCAGGCTTGACGAACTCGAGCCGCATGAGAAGCCCCCTGCCGAGTTCATTGTCGAACCGCAGACCCCGTCACTGTGGGAAGCTGACAGGGCCGGGCGTGACGATGACGACGCACCAACGGGGGTGAGCGCGCGACACGACGCAAGCCTCCGCGCTCGTTCCACCTTCACAGGCTCCCCCGTGGCCTTTGTCCATGGCATGTGCGACGATATGCACAAGGCTGGACAATTCGACCGCAAGGTGGCTGTGGAGCGCGCAATCGCCGCAGGCGTTACGCCGAACACGGCAAACGCGCAAGTGTACCGTTGGCGAAAAAATAACGGGATGTAGTCCTTTTTCGGGCAAAAAGGTGTTGACGCCCGACGAGCAGTGCCTTATGTTCAATACACGGTAACAAAGAAACGTTACCACATCAATCGCTGGAGAGCAAAATGAAACGACTGTTCCTGACCTCGACCCTCGCATCGCTGGCCCTCGCCGGTGTTTGCTTCGCCCCGTCCGACGAAACCGGCTCGGCCCCCGTGGCTCCCCCGGCTCCGCCCGCACCCCCGACCGAAGCCCCGACCGAAGCCCCTGCGGCCCCCGTCACGGTGCAGCGCGTCCGTCAGAGCGGGTTCACCCGTCCGATCGCTGGCACGAAGACCGGCCTTGTGTGGGACGTGGCCGACGAGCTGTCCGCCAAGCTGGGCCGGCCCGCGAAGCGGGATGAGGTCATCGAAGAATACAAGCGCCGCGTTCCCGACGCGATGCCCGGCACGATGTCCACCCAGTATTCGCGCTGGTGCGGGTTCCACAAGGTCGCCGAGGTGCTGAAGAAGCTGCGCGCCGACGAGAAGACCCAGGAATCGACCGCATCGGCCGAGGCCAAAGCGGCCAAGGAAGCCGAGAAGGCCGCGAAGGAAGCCGAGAAGGCCGCTGCCAAGACGGCGAAGGAAGAAGCTGCCGCGGCCAAGAAGGCCGAGAAGGAAGCTGCTGCCAAGGCCAAGGCGGAAGCCGCTGCGAAAGCCAAGGCTGATGCCGAAGCCGCCGCCAAGGCGAAAGCCGAAGAAGCTGCTGCCGCTGCCGCGGCCCAGTAATCAGGCGCAGCACGCTGCGGCGTAGCGTCGGCCTGATCGTCCCCACCGCTTTGACCCGGCGGTGGGGGCACCCCTTTCAGCCCTTACCCCGTTAGCGTGTCATGCGGCACGTTGAAACAAGGAGCGACGATGATACTCAATACCCAGCCAGTCGAGAAGCGGTTTGACGACCCCCGCGGTCGTGTCGAGCTTCACAGCATGTTCTTCACATTGCAGGGCGAAGGCCCATTTTCCGGACAGCGCGCGGTGTTCATACGCCTTGCGGGCTGCAATCTTATGTGTCCGGGATGTGATACGGAATACACGTCAACGCGCGAGCTGATCGACCCGGAGACGATGATCGAGCGCATTGACCAGCTCTGCAACGAGCAGGAGGTCGATTGGATTGATCGACCGCTAATCGTCATTACGGGCGGGGAACCGTTCCGTCAACGCCTCGGCCCACTGTGCCAGGACCTGGCAGACGAGGGGTTCCGCGTTCAGATCGAAACCAATGGTGTCTTTGAAGCCTGCGACCAGGTCAAGCAGTTGATCGTGATGGGTTTCGTTGGTGTTGTGGTCAGCCCCAAGACAAGCCGCATCCATGCGTCCTGGGCTGAATACGCCATGGCGTTCAAGTATGTGCTCGAGCGCAAGCATCAGAACCTGGACGATGGGTTGCCCACATTGGCGCTCGGCCACAAGGCGACCCCTCACATCGCGCGGCCACCGCAAGGGTTCAAGGGTCCGATCTTCCTGAATCCGATGGACAACAAGGACCCGTGGATCAATCAACGCAACGCTGAGGCCGTCGCCAAGGCAGCAATGCAGTTCGGCTATATCGCCGGGGTGCAGATGCACAAAATCTTCAACCTGGAGTAAGCACGATGGACAACGAAGAACTTCTTTCCGGACATCTGGAAAACAACAAGGGCAAGGCGCTTGTCGTCTTGTCGGGCGGGCAGGACAGCGTGACCTGTTTGCTGTGGGCGCTTGACATGTTCGGAGACGGGGTCGCGGCGATCACCTTCGACTACGGGCAACGGCATAAGGTCGAGCTGATCTGTGCCAAGATGGTCTGTCGTGAGCTGGGCATCAAGCACAAGGTCGTTGACATGGGCCACATCTCGCAGGTGTCGCTCTCGGCCCTTGTCGGTGACGGCGACGTGAAGCACGCCCACGCCCTGCACCCTGAGCTGCCGGCCTCCTACGTCCCCAACCGAAACGCAATGCTGCTGACGGCTGCGCATGCCTGGGCGCAAGCGATGGGCGCACGTCACCTGGTCACGGGTGTCTGTCAGACCGACTATTCGGGCTACCCCGATTGTCGCGCTGACTTCATCGCATCGCTGACCGACGCCCTCAACCTCGGGTCGAACTCGCAGATCGCGATCCACGCCCCGCTCATGTGGCTGAACAAAGCACAGACCTTCCAGCTGGCCGACAACCTCGGCGGGCTTGACTTCGTGCTGGAAAACAGCCATACTTGCTATGAGGGTGACCGCCGGGTGCGTCACTCTTGGGGTTACGGCTGCGGCGAGTGCCCCGCGTGTCAGATCAGGGCCGCAGGCTACGAGCGGTTCCTTGCAAAGGATTTTTCGTGATGCCCTACCGCTCAACCAAAACATACGGCCATGAGATCGGCCTGTCGTCCTGTTTCCGTCAATGGCGCGCGCAATCGCATTGCCGTTTCCTGCACGGTTACGCCCTGTCGGTTCACGTCGAGTTCGAGGCCGACGAACTGGACATTCGCCACTGGGTCGTTGACTTCGGTTCGCTCAAGTCGTTCAAGGGCATGCTGGAGCAGACGTTCGATCACAAGCTGCTAGTGGCCGAGGACGATCCGAACCTGGCCGCTTTGACGGCGCTGGAGGTCCTGGGCCTCGCTCAGGTCGTGGTCGTTCCTGCAACGGGCTGTGAAGCCTTCGCGGCCCTGATCTACAACTACACCGAAGTGTGGTTGAAGGACAACGGCTACGCGCCGCGGGTGCGTGTCCATCACGTCACGGTGCGCGAGCACGGGGCCAACAGCGCGTCCTTCTACGCGCCCTTGACGGTCGAGGATCTCGCGTGATGAAGAACGACCTGGGCAAAGTGAATAACCTCTCGCTCGTGATCCGGCAGCTGCTCAACGCGGTTGAGCCGAATCCCGAGCGGGGCGGGCTGATCGAAACGCCGGACCGTGTGGCGAAGGCGTGGGAGTTCTGGACATCGGGTTACGACAAGACCGCGGCCGATGTCCTCAAGGTATTCGAGGACGGAGGTGAGAACTACGATGAGATGGTCATGGTCAAGGATATCCCGGTGTATTCGCATTGCGAGCACCACCTTGCTCCGATCTTTGGAACCGCAACGGTTGCGTATATCCCCAACGGCCGAATTGTGGGTCTGTCCAAGCTTTCACGGCTCGTTGACCTTCATAGTCGACGACTCCAAGTCCAGGAGCGATTGACCAACGACATTGCCGAAGATCTCTGGAAGCACCTCCAGCCCCTCGGCGTCGGCGTCATCATCAAGGCGCGTCACATGTGCATGGAGTCGCGTGGCCTGTGTCAGCAGGGTCACCACACGATCACCAGCGCGCTGCGTGGCGTGCTCAAGGATCAGCCCGAGGCACGGGCCGAGTTCATGGGGCTTGCAAAATGAGCGCGCCCCCGAACATGATCCTGGTCTTGGCCTGCTCCAAGGAAAAGCTTGACATCCCCCGCTCACGCGCGGGGGATCTCTACCGCGGCATGATCTATCGCAAGGGCAAGGACATTGCCGAGAAGGTCGGCCTCCCATTCTGGATTCTCAGCGCGAAGTATGGGTTCATCACCCCTGACCAGATCGTTGACAATTACGATCAGAAGTTCAAGAAGCCGTATGAAGGGCCGTTCCCGCCGGCCCCGTGGCACGGGTTTTACCTGGGTGGGCAGCTCTACTTCAAACACATGCCGCAGTCCTTCCAGCCCCTTGTCACGCCGGCGCAAATCGGCTATATGTTGCAGGAACTGACGATTCTGCAACGTAGCCCGCACCTTGTGCAGGAAATGATTGCGAAGCATCCGGGGGTCGCGCCCCCGGTGTCCGGGTAGCCCCCGGCAGCTGTATCCCACGGCTGACAGGAAAGAGGGACGCGGGCGGTCGGCGGTCGGCAGCGATATAGCCGCACGGGTGAGGAGCCCGACATATAACGAGGGGTCGCAATGAATCTTTTCCAGGCAGGCATTTACACGTCCAACTTCAATCGGGCGGGGAAGGTGTATGCAAAGCTGGACAACACGGAACGGTGGATGCGCGATAGCGTCCAATGGTTCCTGGAGTCGTATCACTACATCCATTCCGAACGTCACGTCCAGCGCATCAGGGCCGAGGGCATCAAGGTGTTCCTCGACTCTGGTGCGTTCTCGGCTTACACGCAGGGGGTGAGCATCGACGTTGGACGCTACTGCGATTACATCCACAAGAACGCGGACATCATCATGTTCCCGTCCGTGCTCGACGCCATCGGCGATCCCGAAGGCACATGGCGCAATCAGGAAGAGATGGAACGTCGCGGGGTGCAGCCCCTCCCCTGCTTCCACTACGGCGAGCCGATTGATCTGCTCAAGTATTACGTTGAGAAGTATGACTATATCACATTCGGGGGCATGGTGCCGATCTCGACGCCGCAGCTCCGGGTGTGGCTGGACGACCTGTGGGAACGCTATCTCACGCATCCCGATGGCACGCCGAAGGTTAAAGTTCACGGCTTCGGTCTCACGTCGCTGGACCTGATGTTGCGTTACCCGTGGTATTCGGTTGACTCGTCAACGTGGGTTCAATGGGCTGCAAACGGCATGATACTGATCCCCACACGCACGGGGCAGCTGGACGTGTCGAACAAGTCAAGCCGACGCAAGATTCCGGGGCAACACCTTGACAGTTTGAAGCCGATGGAAACGCACCAAATCGAGCAGGAGATTCGCTCGTTTCATGTTGACCCCGACCGGCTGCGTGACCTATACTATTCACGATGGGCATGGAACGCATGGGCATTCCCGTGGTATGCACGTCATAAACAATGGGAAGGGGATCGCTTCGTCCCCGAACGGCAGGGGTTCTTTTGATGATCGAAGCAATCAAGTTCACGCGCGGGGCTGTCGCCAAGAAGGATTACGTTGCGGAGTTGACTCACTTCCGCATCGCGCAAGGCCGCATCACCGGGTTCAACGGGATGATGGCTCTGTCCGCGCCGATCAACATTGACCTGGACGTGAGGCCGAAAGCCGACATGTTCGCCAAGGCCGTCCATGCCTGCGAAGGCACGATGACCATGCACATCACCCCGACCGGTCGACTGTCGATCAAGTCGGGCAAGTTCAAGGCGCTCGTTGAATGCCTCGCAGAAGAGCACGCTGCGACGCCTTACGAGCCCGCCGGGTGGCCTGTTGACATGGGGCCGCGCTTCATGGACGCAATCCGCGCCCTGTCGCCGTTCACAGGGGTTGACGCTTCGCGTCCGTGGGCAATGGGCATCATGCTGCAAGGGCAGTCGGCATATGCAACCAACAACATTATCTTTGCCGAGTATTGGCACGGCCACAACATCCCGTTCCCGATGAACATTCCGAAAGAGGTCATCACCGAGCTGTTGCGCATCAATGAAGACCCGGTCCAGGTGTTGGCGACGGAGAACAGTATCACGTTTCACTTCTCGGGCGACCGATGGCTGCGCTCGTCTTTGTATTCGGCCAACTGGCCGGATCAGGCGTTCAAGCTGTTTGACATGCACAAGTTCCAATACGAGCCGACCCCGGACGGGCTGTTTGACGCGCTCAACAAACTGAAACCGTTCCTGGACAAGGAGACCCGCGTTTACTTCCGTGACGGCGGGGTGGCCACAGCGAACCACGAAGAAGTCGGCGGGGCGCACATTGAAGTTGACGACCTGATAGAGGGGCCAGCGTTCTCATACCAAGCCCTGATGCTGCTTGAGGGGGTCACGCATATTGACTTTATGCCACATCCGAAGCCCTGCGGCTTCTTGGCGGAAGGCATGCGCGGAATGATCCTGGGGCTTCGCACATGAGCAGGTTCGACAACATTGGTCTGTTTTGGGAAGATCTGCCGTCATCGCGTAAACGGGGCGAGCGCGAGCTTGGCCCCATGCCTGCGATCCCGGAGACGGGCTGGCGCCCGCCCGCGTTCATGCCCGACATATCACGGGCGCCCGTCATCGCGTTTGACACTGAGACGTTTGACCCTGATCTAACGGCTGCCGGTCCTGGGTGGGCGCGGGGCAGCGGTCACATCGTCGGGATCTCGGTTGCGGTGCCTGGACATCGTTGGTACTTCCCGATGAAGCACACGGTTCAATCAGAAATGAACATGGACCCGGATCTCGTCATGCGATGGGCGAAGGCGATGCTTGAGACGCCCACGCCGAAGGTAGGGGCGAACCTGATCTATGACGTGGGCTGGTTGCGCCAAGAGGGGATCAGGGTCGGCGGCAAACTGATGGACGTGCAGTTCGCAGAGGCGTTGCTCAGCGAAGAAAGCAAAGTCAACCTGGAAGAGCTCGGACAGAAATACACGGGCGCAGGCAAGGCGACTGATCTGCTCAAAGATTGGTGCATGACATACTACGGGTCGGGCGTCAAGAATTGGCGCAAAGACATTTACCGCGCCCCTGTGTCGCTTGTGGGCACATACGGGGAGATTGACGCGAGCCTGCCGCTTGAGGTTATGACGAAGCAATGGCCCCTGCTCGTGGCCGAGGGGCAGACAGAACTGTTTGACCTCGAATGTTCCCTGATTAACCTGCTCGTTGATATGCGATTTGCCGGGGTTTCTGTGGACGTTGCGTATGCTGACAAGCTGCGTGACACGTTGCACGCTGGGGAACGTGAAATCCAGGCACAAATTGACGCGATTGCAGGTTTCGGCGTCAACATCAACGCTGCGGATTCGTTGTCACGCGCGTTTGACAAGATCGGGCTGTCATACCCCCGCACAGCTGCAACAGCTGCCAAGCCGGACGGCAATCCTTCATTCGTCAAAGAGTTCTTGACGCATCACCCGCACGAGTTTCCACAGTTGATTACTCGGGCGCGTGAGCTTGCGAAACTGCGTGGAACCTTCGTGGAAGGCTACCTGCTCGAGAAGAACGTGAAAGGCAAGGTCCACGGGTCGTTTAACCCGTTGTCAGGGACCGAGGGCGGGGCCAAGACGGGGCGGTTCGCATCGGCTGATCCCAACCTGCAAAACATTCCGACACGCAGCAAAGAAGGCAAGCTGATCCGCAAAGCCTTTATCAAGGACAGCGGCCACTTCCAATGGCGGAAGTATGACTATTCGCAGATTGAGTATCGACTGCTTGCACACTTCGCAGTTGGCGAGGGATCAGATGCCATTCGTGAGATGTATCTGAACGACCCGCGCACCGACTATCACGCATCGACCGCGGCCCTGATCGAGAAGGTGACAGGGGTCAAGCTGTCGCGTTCACATACCAAGAACATCAACTTCGGTCTTGCGTATGGCATGGGGCTTGCCAAGCTGGCGAAGGATCTGGGTGTGTCGATGAAAGAGGCCGAGGAGCTGTCCAAGGCTTATCACAAGGGCGTGCCGTTTGCGCGCGAGACGATGAAGTTGCTTTCCGACTTCGCCAACACATACGGTTACAACAAAACGATCCTGGGTCGTCGGACGCGCTTCAATACCTGGGAGCCGTCAGACTGGGGCACCAAGGGCAAGGCGTTGCCTTACGAGTTGGCCGTCCGCGAATACGGTTACAACATCCAGCGTGCGTATCTTTACCGCACGTTGAACTACACCCTGCAAGGGTCATCGGCTGACATGATGAAGAAGGCAATGGTTGAATGTTACCAGCGCGGGGTGTTCGCTGTGACAGGGGTCCCGCGTTTGACGGTTCACGACGAACTCGACTTCTCGCAGGTTGACGATACGCCTGCAACGCGCGAAGCCTTCCGCGAGATGCACCACATCATGCAAACGGTCATCCCCCTCCGCGTCCCCGTGATCTGTGACCTTGAGATCGGTCCGAACTGGGGTGACGTAGAGGAGGTTGATGCGCTCGCGGCTTAAACGATATTGAACGAAAGGGTGGTCAGGTTCGACTCGATCCCGCCGAGGCTTGCCCGCATCTCAAAGGTGTAGACGCCGAGGGTCGCGGGGGCTGTGATTGTGCGGGTCGAGGTGTCGGACCATGTCTGATCGAACACGATGGCCGAGTCCGATGCCCGGATGATTCTTGCGCGATACGTTGTCCCAAACGGGGCAGGGGGCACTGTGTCGCCGGGCAGCAGGATGTATTTGTCGAGACGATCTGACGAGCTGAACCCGAGGGTCATGGACGACGCGGTGGGGACGTTTGTCTCTGCGGTTGCAACCCCGTTGATGAGCAGGGTAAAGGGTTCGCGCGGCTTGTTGGTGATCGTCGGCGGGGTGTAGGTGATCGTTTGATCTGCCGAGTTCAGGAAGCCGAAGATCGTTTGCGTTGTCACGGTGAACGTGTAAGATTGGCCCGCAAGGAATGCTGTCTCAAGCAGGGATTCGATCTCGCCCCCTTCACCGAGGAAGTGAATCTCATCGCCCGACGAGTGCGACACAGGAGTAGACCCGAACAGCCCCCGATACACTGTGGTCAGGTTCGATCCCGACTGTGAACGGAAGCCAACGAACTCGGTCCCGATAAGGGCCAGGTTCATCCCGTTGCGAATGTCTGTGTCTGTCTTGGTGACAAGGCCGCTGGGCATCGTGCTGAGGGCAAGCGATCCGATGGTCGTGGCGGTTGCAGGCATCGAGACGCCCAAGACCCCGACAGTCGAGAACGGTTTGTTTTCTTCGATGACGGCCCCGCCTGTTGACAGACGGTAGGCATAAGTCCAGGCCGACGCAGGGCGCTCCGCGAAGAACAGCAGGTATGCGTTGTTGACGTCCGGGTCTTGCAGTTGCAGGTTGAACCACAACGGGGCACGGGTGACAAGCAGCGCGCCACTGTCGGCAGGCGGGAACGTAGGCGGTGTCCACACATTCGACGGCGGAACGATGGCCGAGGAGTCGCCATACACAAAACGATCCTGGACAACGATTGCGGTGATCGTGCCTTCTTCGAGCGTTCCGAGATCAAAGCCTTGGATGCGGACAACCTCGTCCACGATCCCATACTCGGCATACGAATAACGGAACACGTCGCCCGGACGCATTTGGTTAACTTCGCGCGTGAACTCAAGTTCAGCCTTGGTGAACGGAACGGAGATCAGGGACAGTTCGCGCCCGCAGAGGGCTTGAGCCAACGCCCCGCTGTAGCAGGCCGTAAACTCCATCTCAGTCGCACGAACCTGTTGCTGCGTGTTGATGTTGGCCATGTCCTGATCCATCACCGTCCGCGACGTGTAGTCGGCTGTCCGGTCAACGAACTTGACACGAAGCTGGTTGACGGTCTCTTCCCAAGACGGTTTGGAGTAATTGCGAACCTTGATGATCTCATCTTCGTTGTAGTGCGGCAACGTGTTCCGGTCGTAGTCGTTGCGGATCAGGCGCAGTTCGATCAGACCCGTTGCAGGGTCGGTATACATGATCGCGTCCATCTGCCGCAGGATCTCTTGGACAACGTCCTTGCCCGTGTTGCTGGACTCGATGCGGAACGAACCAACATTGCCTTCATCCGCAAGCTGCACGGCAATCGTGCGCCAGTTGGTCAGGTTGATCTTCGATGGTGGGGTCCCGCGACGAGCGAAACGGTTGGTCAGCAGGTCATACAGAATCTCGACCAGGTTGCAATCGTCACCGACGCGATGCTTCCCGTCCGGGATGCCAAGGGTGTTCGGGTAGCGTTCCAGCTCGAAGAAGAACGGTTTGATCGCGGTCGAGGTCCCGACATAGAAGGACTGGAACACAATGTGGCACATCATCGGATAGCGCGTGGTGTCTGCGCCGTCCGTGTGGGAAGCCACATAGCTGTCAACCGCTTGACGATTGGTGCCAGGATAGAAACGACACGTTCCCGAGATACCACCGCCCGCGTTGTTGTTACCGTAAAGGTTGCGCTTGCTGATCGAGAACGATTCCCCGTCTCCTGATACGTTGCCGGACCACGCTTCGTCAGACCCTGCCCATATGCGCCGCAGGGCGACGCCCGGCCCGAGACACAGGCCGAGGTCCATCCCGATGAAATATCGGTAGCCTGTGATCGTGCTCGACCGAGGGCCGAAGAGGCCGTAACGGCGAGGACCACGGACGACAATAGGTTTTGCCGAGAAGTCCCCATACCAAAGGGTGTTCGGACCTTTGATCTTGACCTTGCCGTAGATCAAGGGCCACGGGTCGCCTTCCTCGGATCGCGGGAATTGGAAGTCACCGAGTTCCGACGACCGGGCATTCTCGATCTTGGGTTTCGGCATCAGGGCGATGAGCGCCGCGACAGCCAGCACGCCGACAAGGGCAAAGAGGAACCACGGCATCAGATACCATCCATGAAAATGTTGATCCAAGGGATCTGTTTGCAGCCGCCATAGTTGACGGCATTTCCGAACTTGTTCTTGCAGTTGTCAAACGAATGGTTGCATCCCGCTGACAAGCGCACTTCGTCCCCGATCTGGATGTCTGCGAACGGGAAGTTGACCACAACATCGTTCCCGGTCCGCAGAGTGATCGCGCGCCGCTCACCGTTTCGGGGCAGCACGAGTTCGCCGCCCAGGAACGAGATCAAGTTGAACGCTGGAGCCCACGCATCGAGTTCGACGGTGTTCTCTGTGACCTGGACAACAGTCGCGGTGAAAGACCACAAGTCACGGTTGACGCCGCACTGTTCATCAAACAACGTCCAGTTGCACGGTGCCTGAAAGTAGACGCTCGGCAGGTTGCCCGACAAGATCGACCCGAAGATCGAGGACGTGCGAACCTTTGCGTTGTCGCCATCAAGGGTGATGGCCGTGACCGGGCCGAGCCACATGGCAATGGCTGTTGCAGGGTCGTCCCCGTCATGGTAACGGTAGATCATCACTTCAAGGCCGATGAGCGCGATCTGCACACCAAAGGTCCTGATGTAAGGGTCACTTGCAGGCATCGAGATCTCAAGGTAGTGATCGTCGGTGTCTTGCGTTGCGATCTTGAGGTTGGAACGATCCATCGGCTTTGCGATGTAGGTTTGTCCCAAGCGGGTCACGTCATGCGCCGCTGACGTGTAACGAAAGGGAAGATACCCCGGCGCGCGAAACTCGTAGAGCTCCAACGGAGCCCCAGTCTGCACACCCTGTTCCCGTTCTGCATAAGTCATGCTTGTGTCGTCCTAACCGAGGTTGACAAGATTGTCTGCTGCGGGTAGTGACGCAGGATCACCTCGTCCGTTTTGAGGCGCGCCAGGAACACAAGCCCGATCTCCAACACGTTAGTCCATTCGAGACCCAGTGGCAAGGACGGACTGAACGCGATAGTCTCTTTTGTTTCGTCCACCACGTCAGTCGAAGTGATCCAGACATAATGGACCCCGGCCTGCGTGACGAGGCGAAGCCCCTTGAGTTGCCCGGTGTTGATGTAAGTGTTATTCACTGCGTTCCCGTGAACCACGATCATACCGCCGCCCTCGGTCGGGGTCTCGGCAATCGCAAGGTCCTGCCTGAATGTGGGCAACAAGAATGCTTTCGTTGCACCACGGCAGTGGTCAAGGAACGTGCGCCAGAATGCCAGCCCCTGCGGGTTGAAGAATGAGTCAATGTTGAACGAGATTGGCATCTCCACACGCGACACGCCCCACGGGTCTTTGACAGCGATCACTCGACCGAACTCCGAGAAACGCCGACCCGAGTCAAAGATCCAGGATTGTTTGTCGTTGCCAAGGGGCCGCTTGTCAAGGATCGGATAGCCTTCGAGCGTCGGCAACGTCACGGTGTTCTGTGCGGACAGGAAGGGCAGGGTGCGACGACGCGGGCGACCGATGAACGAAAGGGTCCCGGCCTGCACCCGCTCACGAGCAAACGTCTGTTGTGGTTCAACGGTGAGCTCTTTCGTCGGGATGACGTATGAACCTTTCTTGAAAGCGTTCTGCAACGGTCCGGTCAGCGTCACAATGTCGCCCACGACCGAGAACACCTTGGCAGGTTCACTGAGGCCTCCACGCGCTCGGATCACAATCCCGTCACCTGCACGAATGTCTCCGCGTTGGACATTAGTTTCGATGGACGATGCCCCGACAGTCACAGCCGCCCGCAGAGACGTTGCATATTGGTACAATGGGACGGCAGGTGCGTTGCGCGCAGTCGTGAACAAAGCCCCAACCATCTCGGTTGTTTCTTCGTTGTCAACCGTTGTGAACGAGACCGAGTGTGTGACCTCGGGCGTCGCAGCAAGGCTGATGCGTTGTTCTTTACCGTTCTCAGACACCAGGATGTTTGTTTCCCAGCGCATGGTTTCTTCCCACGGGAAGTCCGGTGGCAGGGGCAGCGTCGTGTCGCGCTCGATGATAAGACCAAGCGAGAAGTCGCCTGCTTCAAACTCAAACGTCACGCTCCCCGACATGGACGAGGGCGCATCCTCGTTTACCGAGAATGCCCACGTGTCAAGCTGGAAGGTGTCCAGCTCGTATCCAGGCGCGACAGAGAAGTCAACACCTTCGATCCCGTTATAGACGATGCCCACAAGTGAGTTTTGCGGTGGGCTGGGGAACGTGTTCCAAACCGTGAACGTGAACAGCGCGCCGAGTTCGGGGTCCCGCAGAGTGTAACTTGTCGGGTTGATCCAGAAACGGTAGTGGAAGTCGTTGTGATGGGTCTTTTGTAGACGTCCTTGCCCGCTGCTTCCCGGCTCGCCGCCGAAGGCCGACACCGCGCCCATAAGCGACAGCCAGAAATCTATTGCAACCTGATTGTCATTACCGACCCATCCAGCAAAGAATCGTTCGACACCGTTTACTGCGTCAAAGGTTGTTTGTTCCGGTGTTGTGGGTGTTCCTGTAAAGAACGCTGCGCCCATAAGGTCGGTAAAGATCTGCGGCATTAGGTCACCTTTTTGTAGGCGTAGCCAAGTTCACCGCTACTTACAATCGTTCCCGCCTGCATTTGCGCATAAGGGGTCTTTTTCAGCAACGGCATAAGTTTCCAGACGTCAGTTCCGTATGTGATCTCGTCACGTCCAAGAAATGCCTGCATGGAACAAACGCGAACCCCAGGAAATACTCCAAGGAACATAGCCGGCGACGTAAGGCTGTTTCCACTCATAAGGATAAACGGAATAGCACCAAGTGTCACGCCTCCAGAATACGGCTGAGAAGACACAAGGCTTGGTACTGCGGACATTCCCAAGGCATCTGGATCTGTTACGTCTTGTGCCGCGTTCTTGGGGTTGTGTGACGGACACAGTGTATCGACCAGATCTTGAAAGGTTCCAACAACGTCGGGCTGAATCCAGACAGATGTGGGAACAGGACTGTTGGTTGGGCCGATAATAAACACCAGATTATTTGGGTTGCTGCCTTGACGATCATAGTTTTGTGCCCGCCAGCCGCGCATCCCCCCTGACAGGTGCGCAGACCAGTTGACGTTGATGCCACAGTTGTAATCGTAAGCCTGTGACAGCTGTGTGGAAGACGATGCTGGCAGTGCGATGTAACCGCGCCGCGCATGTGATGCGGCAAACACAACCGCGCCGTAAGTCATCCCGCCCTTGTCAAGTTCACCAAACGAGAAGTGATTATAGACCTCAGGATCAAATCCGTTGGAGAAGCGCGTAACAACATGGATGTAGTTCGGCTTGCCTACCCCCGACTCTGAAAAGATATGCCAATCGGAAATGGCATTCTGCATGTTGCAGATCAAGGTCGACGTTGCGTCAGACGCTGCGTTGGCTTGTGCATTGGCGCCCGAGGTGCCCACAGCGAGACGGATGATGCGCTCGGTCAACGCAACGGCAACCCCGGACGTGTAATCCGTCACAGCACGAGTTGCAGTTTCCCACGCAACCCCGCGAATGTTGCCCTTGCTGATGGGCCACGTTCCACTAGTTGTCGTCCAACCGTCTGCGACAGCGTGCGCCAAGACCGCAGCCATCAAGTCGATGTAATTGCCTGCGCCTGTTGAATACGCCATCTCATTCTTCCTTGATTGCAAACCACGAAGCAAAGTTGCGCCGTGAACGGTTCGGGAACACGCGGTAATCTTGACCGCCGATTGTCAGGACTTGTTGCGGCGAAAGAATGCCTGCACTTGGGATGGCAAAAACACCTGTAAGCACACCAAGGTTTCCGTGAGTTTTGTCAAAGACCGTGCATGGGAGCAAGGGTAGATCACCCTGCTGCGTAGCAACCAAATACTCAAAAAGGTGTTGCGTGCTGTAGAGTGACGTGCTTGTTCCGCAGCCTTTATTTATTGGCCAGCGGATGTTGTTGTCAGTTCCGCCAAAATGAGCAGGCCACAACATGGGCAGGGTCGGGTTTGCGCCTTGGGTCTGCCTGTTGTCGGTAACGTCTTGCGGGCGGTTGCCCCCTGCGTAATCTACGTTATCCCACTTCTTTACGACGAGACAACCGAACCCAGGATCAGCCATGGACGAGAACATGTTGTCTCCCGAACTAGACACGGTTGCACGGCTGTTGGACGTGGACGACATAACCAACGGGAACGGGTAGTAATCTGGATGCGCAAACGCACCCATGAACCCGATGTAGGTTGAGGCATAGTCTGCTGCCCCTGTTTGTGTCACGATGATGAGACGGTGCGAGTTCAAATAGAACCAATAGTTGACAGTCCCTGAACCCATGATGTGGTCAAGAGACGTTGCAGCCTGTCCTGGCTGAACACCCCAGGAGCGGATGGCTGCATCAAACGCGGTCGAATAATTCATCTCCAGGATGTGTGTACTATTTGCGAGGTTGCAATGTCCACGCATGTGCAAAAACACGCGCCGCGCTGCATCATAACCTGGTCCTTGCCAGATAAAGTATTCTTCCCCGAACTCACGAAACGCCGAGGTCTCCCAGTTCGTATCTGTTGGGTAATCTTCCGCAGAACCCGAGCGCCGTGGGATCGTTCCACTGATGTGCCCGCCGTGAACATAACCATCATCAAAGGTGAACAATTTGGTTTCACTAGTGGTCCAGCTGATGCTGTTGGCTTCAAACATTGTGGTCCAGACTTCATTGTCATTGGACCATTGGATCATAAACGAGCGCGGGGTTTCGTTCAACGTCGCTGCCGCGCGCATAGAGACCTGCCGGATCGTGACAGGGCTACCGAAGTCGTACTGAATCTTTCGCGCTCGAGAGGCACCGATTGGCGTGCCACCAAAACGAACAGACCCGCCACTGATGAGCAGTGAAGCAGACCCAGTTGTCAAGTGGTCAATCGTGAAGTTGGCAGCAACAGTTGCCACGTTTGCCCCACCAACCGTTGTGCGGAGGTTCAACAGTTGCAGGCCCCACGTTGCGTTCGAGGTAGTCTGCGATTCCGTCATCATAATGCGCCAGTAGCGCGCAGCTTTGGGCGATGCCACGGCGTTATCAACCAAGCCGCGCAGCTTGGTCCAGCCGTTCCCGGTCAAGAACGTGTTGAGCCTGTCGAGCAGGATCGAGGGGGTCTCTGCGCTGCCCGAGGTAAATGGCATTATCGTGCTCCCACGAGTTGTTTAAGCTTGCCGGGATTCTTTTCCAGCTGATTCCAAATGATACGCGACCCGTCATTCGATTGCAAGGCGTTAAGTGCCTCTTTAGGATCGACCACGTTGACCACAGTAACAGGGACCGCAACAGACGGCGCGTCACCCCGTGCGCCAGCTTGTGCTGCCCGCTCGGTGGTGTTCACGTCGTTCTGAACCTGTTTGTTCATGCCGGGGGTTGCAGCTTGCGGGGCGCCTGTGTATTCACCGCCATCCCGATACATTGGCAAGACGCCGCCGAGGCTGCGACCCGAGTTGATTGCCTCAAGCAGAGGACGAAACTTGCGGGTCGATGCTGCGTTGATAACGAACTCACCGTTGGACAATGCCGCCAACCCTTTGTCGTCACGCGGCCCGCCCGGAGCCTTGACCATCCCACCGTCTTTGAACGCAGCACCAGCTGCCGCGAGGGTTTTGGTCATCGCCATCGTTCCGGCGATCCCCGCATTTGCAGCCGCAGCGTTTGCACCAGAGGTTGCGAGTGACGCGAGGGCTGCGGCTGGTGCCCACATTGCGGCCGACGCGCCCGCCTGTGCTGCGGTTGCAGCTGTTGCAGCAACGCCGATGGACTTCCCGATGGCCGCGTTAAGCAGCCACTGAATACCAAGTTTGACGAGACCCGAGATCAGGGACGCAAGGGCTTCCTTGGCGACGTTGGACAGGGCTTCACCCAGGTCTTCCGAATAGACGATTGCCCGCCCGATGCTGTTGGCGAACCCATCGGTCACCTGCGCGAAGAAGTCACCGAAGATCGTCCCAGCGCGAGCACGGAAGTTCACGATGCCATCGGTGATCTTGTTCAGCTGCAACAGGAACGCATCACCGAAGGTTCCGGTGCCTGCGTCAACCTTGAGCTGCAAGATGGCAATGTTTGCGTCATGCACCGCCTTTGCGACGTTGGCGGATTCAAACGCAAGCTCTGCTGCACGAACCCGAAGGTCTTGCATCTTCACCATATACTGCGCCTGCGTGATGGTCCCGGCCTGCAACGCGGCGTTGAGCGCCCCGTATTCGTCTTGCAGCTTCTGCAAGGCTCCAACGGTCGACTCTTCCACGTCCTTCAACGCTTGTTGCAGCCCGGTCAGCTCGTCCTTGGTCTTCTTCGCGGCCCCGCCTGCGCCCCCTGCGCCAGCTCCCGGCCCGCCAGACGATCCACCAGCGAACTCGAACTCTTGCGCAGGTTGGTTCTTGATCGAGTCCAACGCCGCGGCCTCGGTCATCACCCCTTCCATCGTGTCGGCAATGTATTGCTTGCCGCGCTGGATTGCGCCGCCTGCTTCCCCGATGAAGTCACGTCCGAAGTTCGATCCGATCTTGCCCGCGACACCCTCGGCCTCGGCTACCACGCCGTCAAAGTTGAAGGTCTCACCCGAGAACGCTTTCGAGAACGCAGCGCCTGCGGCTTCAAAGTCGCCCGAGATGGCTGCGCCAAGCCCGTCCATGATCGCACGACCTGCATCTGCGACCCCTTGGAACACGGCGATGGCGACCTGATACAAGATGCGGAATTGTCCGACCCACATGTCTTTGAAGGACACAATAACCGCAATTAGGAAGTTCGCCATGTCGCGGCCGCTGACCCCGATGTTTGCGAAGTATTCACCGATGCTTGTGGCCAACGACGCCCCAGCATCAACGAACCATTGGAAGAACGAGACAACGTAATCCCATGCAGCCTTGGCCCCGGCGACGAGCTTTTGCCACAATACTTGCACGACCGAGCCGACGCTGGCCGCAGTCCCGCCGAATGAGATCATGGAGTCGCGCAGCGTGTAAAGCCACCCAGCAAGGGCGATGGCTGCGACGAGCAACAGGCCGAGCGGGTTGGCTGCGATTGCAGCGGTCAAGCCGCGGACTGCAACCTGCACGAACTTTAGCGCGCCGCCTGCAATCGTGGCCGAGAATCCAGTCGCACCAAGCGCAATGTTCAAGGCCGTTTGCGCGCGAACTGCACCCATCACGATTGCAGAAAATGCCTGGATTTTAGAGACGCCCCACCACGTCGCAAACGCGACCCCCGCGACCATCGCAGCCGTGGCAATGACCTCGAAATTGTCGGCAATAAAGCCCAGCGCAGTGCCGATGACATACGAGATCGCAGGGGCCGTCCCCGACACGCCGAGGAACCGCTCCCATGCGTTCTGCACCTTCGTCATGGCTTGCGCAATCGTGATGGACGACCGATTGAATTGCTCGTCCAGGCTGTCGCCGCCTTTCATCACCGCGTCAAAGAACATGGTCGAGGTCAGACGGCCGTCAAGCATGATCTGGCGCAGTTTCAACACAGAGCCGCCAGCCTCGTCCAACCCCTTGGCCGCAGCCAGCAACAGGGGTCGAGCGTTCTCGACCATCGAGTTCCATTCCTGCGCACGGACGATCCCTTCGCCCATCGCCTGCGTCAACTGAGTCAGCACGCCGCGGGCCGCGCTGCCCGAGACCCCTTGCACGGCAAGGGCTTTACCTGCGAGTTCAGTGAAGCGCAACATCTCGGCTTCGGACTTGCCAAGTTCGCCGGCGGCCTGTCCAAGCTTGCCATACAGGGCAACGATCTGCTCATAAGGAGCACGCGCCCGCTGGGCAATGTTGAACAACTTCTCCATGCCGCCAGCAACTTGATCCTGCGAATAGCCCAGGATCTTGAGTTGGTTTTCCATGCGGGCGTAAGCGTCAGTTGCCCGCAAGACTTCACGAACGGCGAAGCCGACGCCAAGCGCACTCAGGCCGTGCTGGAGAAGCGATACACGGCGCTGAGTGCGGTCGGCAGCGGCGCCGACTCCGTCGATGGCTTGGACCACACGGGTCGAGCCTCGTTCTTGGATGATAATGTCGATTACTTCGCGCGCCATATGCTTACCTTATGATCCGGCGCTCGGCAATGGAGCGGGCTGCAATAAGGGCGGCAATCTTAACGTAGCCTGCTGGCGCCTGCGAAGACCACCCCTCGTTCAATCGTTGAATATAGGGCAATGCGTTTGAGATGTAAATAACATCTCTTTCGTTCGCGCGTGCCAGTGTCATCACCGATGCGGACATCTTGAGCGCCCAGTCTGTTCGCCGCATGTAGGTCCTGAACCCGGTCATGTCTGTCGAGTAGTCTGGTGCGTTAAACGCGACGTTCCAGTTGTATCGGGCCTGCCCCGTGTCAATAGGTGTCGCGGTGACCACACCCTGCAACACGTTGACGGCCACGACGCGCTTAAGTTCGCGCACCTCGGTTGTGACGGACTTCGCTCGGGCCCGCATATTCCTTGCAAATTGCCCGAGCGTCGCCATCACCGTCTGCCCCTCTGTTTCGTTTTCTTGCCCCCTATCGGGGTCTTGTCTTGTTTGCTCTTCGTCTCAACGTGGGTTCGATACGTCGCATCCAACACCCCGATGTAAAAGAACATGTCCTCCCGTTGCTCGTCCGTTATCTCGTAGGTCAGGCAATAGTCGTTGATCGCCTGCCACGGGATCGGCCCGACCCCCATCCCAAACGCGCGACAGGACGTAAGCTCCTGGAACGCATTGTAGTAAAGACTCAAGCCACGCAACAGCTGGGGTGCGTTCTTGACCTTATCAGGCAGGTCTTCACCTGCCTGAATAGCTTGCTCAACGATACGTTCCTCCACCGCCCCCATCTCGAGCTGGTAGCGGAGAAACGCAGTTAGTTTCCCTCGTCGGCCTTGCGTTCTTCCTGCCGGAAGTTTGCGAGGCTCTGCGCCTCACGCTGCACGTCCAGGAACAGATCGGGCAGCAGCAGGAACGTCGCCACCACGTTCTTCTTGTTGAACGGCACCAGCCCGTTGTCGTCCGGGGTGTGCGTGTAGGTCCCTTCCGGCGCATCGGGGAAGGCTTCGATGCCCTGCACAAGCTGCGGCTTGCCTTCGATCTCGACCAGCGTTTCCCAGTTGCGGACGATGGTCTCGGCGTAGGTCTCGCACATCATGCGGCGATCCAGTTCGGGGTCAAGGGTCCCCGCTTCGATCTGACGCCGCACGGGCTTCGCCTTGTGCTCAAGGGTTTTCGAGAACTGGACATTGGACCCGCCTGCCCGCGCGAGGGTGATGGCGGTCGAGGAATCTGGCGTGAACACGACCCCGTCCTTTTCCAGGTTCTTATTGGTTTGGTAGGCCTTAAACAGTCCCATGTGCTTCTCCATCGCATTAGGGGTTTCGGAAATCGTCGGGGCCAGCCATCGGGAGGAGGTGACGGCTGGCCCCTTAGGTCGTTATGCGAAGCTCGGGAGGTGAGGGAATCGCGCGACCATCAGCGTGTGGCCAAGATCGGACTCAGCCGCCATCGTCTCGAGCGGCAGGGTGATCGGCTGGTTCGCTTCAACCGACAAACGACCGTCGCCCAGCGACAGGAGCGGGATGTCGAACACCCACCCGGCGCCGTTCTTGACGAGGATCAGATCCTGCGTCACGTCTGCGTTGTTGCGGATCGCCTGGACGGCCGCGATGGACGAGAAATAGACAGTCGCGGAGCCGCCGACCTCGAACTGTCCTGCCGTCATCGAGAACGCACCAAGCACACCAATCGCCTTGTTCGGCGACACGTTGTTGTTGATCTCGAGGCTGATCTCGGTTGCGTAACCGAACAGCGCCGAGGGGTTGGGGTTGCCCGGCGTCACGATGGCCATCTTCGACCGCCGCACGTCCGAGGTTGCGTTGAACGCATCTTCCGTCTGGATCGACGGACGCGAACCGGGCTTGACGCCGACCACGCCCGCGCGCTGCTCGTTGTCCTGGGCAACGAACATCAGTTCCGCCGTGATAAGTTCACCTTGCTGAATGTTCAGCGTGAACTCGTTGGCGACGGAGCCGACCAGATACTCGGACATCACACCGTCATCATCGCGGCCGAGCGTCCGCTCGATCTGATAGGTGCGACGGATGATCTCGTCCGGGTCGGGTTCGTTGCGGATGAACGTGGGCAGCAGGATGTCCACAGCGGGACCGGCTGCGACCGCGGTCATCTGTTTCGACGTCTTGCCGAGGATCAGCGCGTTGGCGGTGATCGAGTCGACCCGCACGAAACACTGGTTGGCAGGCGCCGCGAACTTGTTGGCATCGGACCCGAGGAAGATCCAGGAGCCTTCGACCAGGTCGAGCGTCGTGAAGTCAAAGGTCACCGAAGTGATCGTGATTTGCGAACCCGAGACGACAACGGCCAGTTCGTTGGCTGCGACACTGACGCCGACCTTCTGAACGCGGGCCGAGGACGGGAGAGCGGCTTCGGATGCGCCGATGGCTTCATCCAAGGTCAGGGTCGTCGCCGTTGCGCCAGCCACCGTCTTGAGGCCGTTGGTCGCCGCCTGCGCGAAGCCCGACAGCAACACCAGATCATCGGTCGCAAAACGATCCAGCCCCGATGCGGCTGAGATCACGTTGGTGCCCGTGGTGGTCGAGGTGATCGGAACAGCCGTGCCCGTGATGGGCTTGGTGTCGCCGGGGATGTGGGCGTCAGCGAACAGGAAGCCTTGCATCAGTTTGAGCAAGCCCGTCTCGGTGAAGTCCTGCTGGAAGCCGCCCGAGGCGTCCAGGTCAACGACCGAACCCTTCTTGCGCTGCCGGCTGGGGTTGAGGGGTTCACGCGCGGCGGTCGTGATTTCCGAGCCGAAGTCATCATACGAGTTCGGTTCCATCAGGTCCCACACAGGGGAACCCGGCAGGACCCCCGGCGAGGCTTCTTCGGCGATCCGCGCGCCGGTCACGTTGGAGTCGATTGTGTCGGCCATTAGCTGATCTCCTGATATGTGAACTCGCCAGTAATGGTCGCCCGCGAGTTACCGTCCTTGGGTGCGTCTTCTTTCGCAATCACGTTTCGGAACCACACGCCGCCTGGCGTGCTTTTACCTCGGATGGCTGCAACGCACATGTTACGCAGCTCCCCGATGGTTGTCAAGCCCTCACCGCGTGCCGAGCATCGAACCTGCATGTAGATGATGCCTTCGGACCTCCAGCGACGTGCCGGGCCGTCTCCTGCAAGCGACGCCTGCCGCCCCATAACGTGCTGGAGCGACACGGCGAGAACAGGAGTCTTGATGTCCACAGATTCCAGATCGTCTTGCCAGATCACGACAAGGCCGAGACCGGCAATGGGGTCCCAGCTGTCCACCGTTTCCTTGACAAGGGTAAACACCTCGTCGTAGACTTGTTCTTGCCCGCCTGTTATCATTTGCGCACCTGCATCTTGTGAAGGATCGCAATGCCATCAGGCGCGACACTTTCGATGGACATGATGACGTAGCTTTGCCCGTCAGGACCAACCACGGTGTCACGCGGAACAGGGGTGAACGTCAATCCGGGATCGGCCCCAGCAACGAGGAGCATCATATCGCCGGGGAGAATGGCTTTCGCATCCTCGGACCCTGCGGTGTATCCTTGCGACTCTGAGGTCTTTTTGTAAAGGGTCAACAGCCCGTAGAACGTCGCGGGCGTCCCGGCATTCGGGGATTTGCGCCAAGGCTTGTTGGGATCAGGAACGGTCTCTCCGACATGGGTGACAACGAACACACCACCCGCTGCGCGGATGTCCTCGTAAGCGCCAGCCCGTTCTGCCGAATAGTCCGCCATCACGCCCTCAATGTGGTAAGACGAAAGCCGTTGGGATAGATGAGCTTGCGCATCATCGCATCCAGCTTGGCGAGGATCGGCATGAAGCTCGACGTGCCGCTTGCCTGGAAGTATTCTTTCTCGAGCACGTCAACCTTGTTGCGCCGAAGCTGTCCAAGGCTCGAACCTGCAAACTGCGGCTGCAATGCGATGGTCAGCGACGTGCAAGCCGCCTCGCAGATGATCTGTTTGACCAGCTTGGGGATCGCACCGTCAACGTAGGCAACCCCGTCAACGATCATCCGCACACGCGGGAAGTTCAGTTCCTGGTCAACGCTGATGCGCGTTGACGGGATGTCCTCAGCTTCAAACCAGTCCATCGCAAGATGGACGTGAGGTTCCAGCTCGGCGTCGGGGACAGGCACAGTGATGTTGCGGGTCGTCGCGTATTCGCGGACCTCAGCAAGGGTCACATACGAGTTGGCGCCTGCAACGATTGTGCCATCTTCAACGACGAGAGTCATGGTTTACCTCACGGATTGCCCGCACCCGTTCCGGGCGCACCTTGTTGGCGTGCTTGTTGCAGCCAGATCAGATAGTTGCGAACGGATGCGGTCATGGTCATTCCATCCCGAGATGCTTCTTGGCCTCGCTGACGGACATGCCGTTGGAGACCAGGTTGATAAGCTCCAGCGGGGCCTGCGGTCCGTCAATCGACGGGGTGAAGGCTGCGAGGGCTTCGGCGTCCGCGACCTCGGCAACGGGTTCCGTCACGTTGGCAGGCGGGGGCGGCGGGGGCGGGGTGATCGTGGGATCGGTCGGAGTGATCGCGGGATCGGTCGGGGTTGCGGTCACGGTGCTGTTGACGGGATCAGGCTGCGGAGCCGGGGTCGTCGCGGCGGGGGCCTTTTCACCTTCCCAAGGGGCTTTCGTCATCGTTCTTCTCCAGTTGACGTTGAAAGGATGGCGGGGGCCCGAAGGCCCCCAGCCGGATTAGTCGTTGACCTGGAGGAAGGCCATCGGGATGTGCTTGCGTGCCCACACACGGTTCCAGTTCGTGGCGGTCTGCAGTTCGGCGAGGGTCGCCGACTGGCCCGCAACGCTGGCCGAGGTGAACGAGAAGCCCATCGGGTGGATCAGATCCGAGCGACGCGAGTAGATGCGCTCTTCACCACCACCGTTACCGGCATCGGGCTTGCGCAGCATCTCGGACGGCACGTTGACCCGCCCATTGGCCCAGCCCCATGCACCAGACCCGAACAGGATGCAGGTGTAGGTGATGCGGTTGGTCCCCATCACGGCCGGCAGGCTGTCATCGACCAGAACCGTGTAGCCCAGGTAGGACGGGATCGTGACTTCGCCCCGCGCGTTGGGGATATACACGATCAGGTTCTGACGCTGCAGACGGGTGAAGATCGCCGAGTGCATCGCAATGGTCGACAGCGAACCCGCGTGGTCGCCCATCGTCTGTTTCGCCGACAGGACCACGTTGGCCGAGATCCGTTCCGCGTCCGTCACGGCACCGACAGCATCGGTCGCAACGGAGATCCGCATGTCGCCGCCATCGTTGGCCACGTTGTCAGCCAGGATGCCCAAGCACGAACGGATCAGACGCCGCTCGTTGATGGTCGCCCAGTACTGGCCGATGCGGCTGGTGATGGCGCCCACGGGGTCTTCCAGCGCCAGGTCACGCGACAGGTCCATGATCGACCACGACTGGTTCTGGTTGGCCAGACGGAACGACATCTTGGACGTGTTGACCTTGTTCGGCGTGATGGTGTCATCCGGGTCATCGTTGGAGTAGTTCGGCTCGGGGGTGCCAAGCGGGTTGTAGTTCGTCAGCTCGCCGATGTGGCCGCCGGCACCGATCTGATTCTGCAGTTCGGCATCGGACGCGAGCACGCCGGAGTTGATGAACGTGTTGAGTTCGAGTTGCGCTTCCTGGGTGCGGCGCGCAAACGTGAGCGGGTTGTAGATGTCAGCAAGCTGGACGGTCGCCATTTTGATCTCCTGAGGTTACGATTGTCCGATCAGACGCTTGTACTCGTCGGGATGCTCGTTCGCAAACTTCGCTTCCTCGGTCGCAGTCATCTCGGAAAGTTTCTTCCGGCCGGCACCGCCGCCTTCGCCCGCACCACCGGCACCGCCGCCGCCCGAGCTTGATCCCTTCATTATCGTCTTGTAAGAAGGGTTGTCAAGGAATTCTTTTTCGAGATCAGTCAGGGACAATGCACTCGGGCGCCCTGCTGCATCTTTGACACGGATCAGGGGCAGGCCTTCCACGATCTCGACGGACAGCCGGTCGCGGATCAGTCCTTCGAGCAAGCCCGGCACGGTGCAGATGCGCTTCGCCATGTCGGACGCGGTCTGATTGATCGTGACGGCACGCAGAGCGTCCATGGCGCGCTTGCCTTCTTCACGGGCAGCAGCGGCATCGCGTTCAGCCTTTTCCTTCCAGGACTTTTCGAGCGCGGCAATGTCGCCCGCAGCCTTGGCGGCATCTTCGGTCGCCTTGCGCGCAGCCTCGGCCTCGGCGTCCTCTTTTTCTTTCAGCTTGCGCTTGGCTTCGTCGGCCTCGCGCTTGGCGGCTTCTTTCTCGGCCTTGAGGGTTTCAAAGCCCGAGTCTTCCACGTCCAGGACGTAGCTGTCGCCATCGGCCTTGTACTCGCCCTTGAGGGCATCGGACAGGGCGTCGTATTCCGCTTTGGTGATCTTACGTTTCAGAGCCATTGTGCTTCTCCTACAGTTTGGCTTTCGTAAAGGCGTCAGGATTCTTCTTCCGCAGTTCAGCCAAGGTGAGTGGCTGGAACTTTCTGTCAACGACTGTGACAGCAAACTGATCTGCTGTCAATCCCCCGCTCCGGAAAAGACGTCCTTTTGTCGGACCCAGGACGTCATCTTGCAGTTCCGCTGTCTGCCGTTTGAGCCACTGGTAGTATGTCTCGCCTGCGGTGAATGCTTTGCCAAATCCTTCGCGGAACATTGTGTTGAGCGAGAAGATCGGTTCAATGTGGGAACGACAGCGCAGGTGCATCGGGGGCGTAGGTCCCTGCCCAAAGCGGAAACGCTGTCCGGACAACGAGCGGCAGATGTCCGAGGTTCGTGCATCGAGCACGGACACCCAGGTGTAGCCGATAACGAAATCCATATACTTTTGCATTGCTTGCAGCCGTGAGGCAGACATCCCGTATTGAACGATGGTGTCCACAGTGGTGGCTGCAAAGTTGCGCATCTTGGTCAGCAACCCGTCTTTGCGCAGCCGCGATGCCGTGCCTTCCAACGTCGCAAGAAGCTGTTCCGTGGTCATATTCAAGGCGCGTGCTCGTTGGATCGTTTGACGCAGCATCGCGCGTTGATCCTTGAGGAGCTTGTCCAGCGTTTGCTTCATGGTCAAGCCTGTTGCGCCGATGATCCCGCCGACGATGAGTGGCCAGACTGCGGGGGCATTGGCCGGCTGCTCATCATCCTGGGTCCCCTCTTCCGGGCGCACAATCGCGGTGCGCATCGAAGTGGAAAAGAAAACTGTTTCGTCGCGCGTGTAGCGAACCAACCAATCTGTGATGTGCTTGGTGTAGGTGCGCGACGCAATGTCGAACTCTTTGAGGACGTCCGACACAACCAAGGTAAGGGTCCGCATGTTTGTCCGATCAAACCGCGTTACCCGATGTTTTGCGAGAGCCTGCAACACTGCAGCGAGCACGACAAGAGTTACCTTGTCATACTCAGCGTGCAACGCGGTTTTTGCGCGTTCAACGTAAATCTGACGATACGTCAGAACGTCGCTCAGAAACGCGCTGTGAACCCCCTCAATCATTCGTTGTTCCCGCCGGTTTGCGTGTCGTTCCCGCCCGTGTCGTCTTCCTCGTCATCGCCCGCCCCAGCCTTTGCATCAAGCGCCGCCTGCGCCATCAAAGACGATGCGGGCGGATTCTCTTTGATGTTGGCAAGGGCTTCGGCGTCGTCCTCGGATGCGATGCGCGCCCGCTTGAGGGCCGACCGCATCTCGCTCCAGGTGATGGCCTCGGCCTGCCATTCGGCAATCAGTTGCTGCCGTTCCTGCGGGGTCATGTTCGACAGGTCAAAGTCGCTGTTCAAATCGAACTTGAACTCGCCCGCCTCGGGAATGAACTCTTGTGCCCACATGATCGCGCTGCGATAGGCTGCGGACACGTTCTTAGTCGCACTCGACAGGATCGACGTTTCAGACGCCTCGTCCTGCGTGGCTTCGGTCGCTGTGCGACGGATCGACCGTTCTTCGACCAGCTTCGCGCCGAGGGCACGCATCTGCCCCTCTTTCATATCCATTGCCTCTTTGGGCATGGAGTTGGGCGAGGGCTGCAACAGTTGTGCGCTGCCGTCCTTGGGCAACATGATCCCACCACGCGAGCCCAGGTAAACTTTGCCCTTCATCACATTGTTGACCCATTCCTCGGTCAACCCTGCAAAGACCGGTGTCGGCTGGCCTGCGATGAAGCACGCATCCTCGAAGTCGGCCGAGTTGCGGTAATGGGCAATGTTCAGCGTCGCCATCGTGTAAAGTGGCGACGAGTCCAGATCCGGATCGTTGTTCTCAGGACCGAAGAAGGTGAACGGGATATGATCGAAAGTTTTCCCATCGGCTTTCGTCGGCTGCACGAGTTCGCCAACTTCGCTGATTGACACTTTGCCGTCAACCGTTTCTTCGACGTAGACTTGAACCGAATAGATGTTGGTTTTCTCGTCCAGACGAAGCACACGATATGCAACAGCCGTCTTGGTCTCGAACCCGTCATCTTCGACGTCCATGGTCTCGCGCAACACGACCAGGCACAGCAGGGTCTTTGCGCCCACCTTGCGGGTGCGCCAGTTGATGATGTTGCGAGGATCATAGAGCTTGATGATCGGACGCATCTCGCCCGACTCCATCTGCGCCCGGGTCACAGTGCCATCGGTCTTGGGGAAGTCGGCCAGCAGCCCGCCGCGCCCATACGCGAGGGTGTATTCCAACGCCTTCTTCGCCTGTTGCTCAAGCCCGGTGCCCGTGCCTTCAACGTCCTCGACCAGCTGTTCCATGCTGGGCGGCAGTTCGATCACAGAGTCCCGGCCGAACACCTGCCCGACAAGCCCGATAAGCGTCCGAGCCGTCACACCGTAGAAGACCGCGCGGGTCAGGTAGTTGGTGTAGCGCGCGTCTGTCACGGTCCCGCCAGACTCGGCGTCGGGGACAGGCAGGTATTTGTCTTTCTTGGCTTTGACAGCATCTTCGCCGTCAAGACAATCCGAGATCAGGTCCCAACGCGCGAGGGCTGTCCGAACCTCCGGGCGCATGTAAGACACGTTTGGCATTCCGACCGTGGAGGTCGAGACGTTCTTCTGCGGCTTGTTGACCGGGATGAAACCTTTGGGCATGTCTTACCTCGGCGAATGAACGTCAATGGACGTTGCGTAACGGTTGCTGCTTGCGAGGACCCGGTAGCGCGTGTCATCCCAAACGTGATCTTCTGCCTTCGTGTCAACGTCGTCCGGGTTATCCTCGTCCCGAGGAAGGGTCGGAATGATCCCGATGAACGCGCGGCAATTTTCCATAACGTATATGCCCGGACCCTCGTTGTCAAGCGATGCTTCCAGGCGGTCCCGCATCAGTTGAAGACCGTTTATGCGCGACCCGGGCGACTTGTCGGACTTTTCCCACAATACACCCTCGCGCGCCATCTTGATCTCGATGGTATCAACGTCTTCTTCGGTCACGTTGCGGATCTGGTTGTCGGCCGGGCCTGCGAGCGGGCGCGATGCAATCCAGCCGAGCTTGAGCAGCGTGTCCTCGTAAGCACGGATGCCAAGGGCGATGTTCTTGGCCGACATCTTCAAGCCTGCGTTGCGGCCGATCTCTTCCGTGCCATACCATTCAGCAAAGCGGATCAGGGTCCCACGCGGGGGCGCCCATGTCGTTCCGTCCTGCATGATGGCTTCTTCCCCGTTCGCCTCAGCCCACCAGCCAACGCTGAACGGATGAGACGAGCCCCAGTCGAATGACCGATCCAGGCGCCAACTCGTCGGAATCTGGAAACGCGGGATAACGTGAACGCGAGTATCCCAAAGGTCATCGAAAGCCCCGCCGGCAACGATGTCCCAGTCCCCGTAAAGCCAGGCGCGACGTTTGTTCTCGTCACGGATCGCTTCAAGCTGCGCCACATATTCGGGGGGCAGGTAACGGTTTTCTTTGTATGACCCAAACAGACGCACTTTCGTCCGAGTGATGTTCTCACGACGCTGTGTCCGCGGGTTGAACACCTCAGTCACGGTCTTCATCACGCGACCCGGAGGCGCAGGGTCGATGAAGGTCTTCTTGACCCATGTGTGGCCAGGACCGTAAGGGTTCGTTGTGCTGAAGATCATCAGGGGCATCTCTGGCAGGGGCGCCCCGTCATACGTCGCAAACCCCTGATCGTTCGGTCCACGAGATTTGTCATCCCGTGGATCGCGCCGAGGTGTGTTTTCCTCGGGCAGGAACGATGAGCGGTTGGTAGACATCATTGCTTCGTAAAGGTCCGGCGTCGGATACTTCGCAAGCTCGTTCCAGCCGATGAACGGAAATTCCTGACCGTGATAGTTCCAGTAGTCCGTGTTGCGCTTGATCTGACGGAACAGAAGTTCCTCGCCGGAATCCCAAACCCATTTGTAGTCCGAAGTCGAGGACTTGAAACGAGCAACAGGACCTGCCAGCTGAGGAAACCAACGCTGAGACTTTGAAACAAGGTCATCAAGGTTCTTATACTCCCGGTCAAAGATGACACCACGCCAGTAACGGCCGTAGCCGAGACCGACATAGCGACGGAACTTCATCAGTTGCGAATCTGTTTTGCCAGGACCCCGTGAACCTTCATACAGGATCTCGTTGCATGGGCACGCGATGGCTAGGGTCTGTGACCCAGCCAACGGTTTCCAGGCAATGGATGGCTCCATGACACTCATTCAATGCTCAACTTCCGGATCGGGAAATCGGACCACACGTCCAGGTTGATTGCGATCTCAAGTGCGCCTTCCGGGGTTGCGCCCGCAGCCATTGCGCCATATGCGTATTGCGCCCCCGATCCGATGGCCACAGTCAGGCTGTTGTCAAGCACGGTCCAGCCGTTCCCGTAGGAATAGAAATACAGCGTGTCGTCATTGCACAGGTAAAGGGCTTCGACGTCCAACGGTTCGGACACATGCGCCTTGACGCCGTGTTCTTTCAGGTGCGCAAAGACGCGCTCCGGGGCGCCCGGCTTGACGCTGGCACCGCCGAAGATGCCTTCTTCCCAGCGATGCAGCTTGTGCTTTGTTCCGATGGGTGTCTTGTCGCCGGAATATGCTCGGCTGTCTGCGTAAAGGGTTTTGCCGTCGCAGATAATGGTTGTCATTCGCGTGCCGCCCGCTTGAGTTCATCTTGCATCTTCTCGGCCGAGGTCTCCCACATCGCCGCATCCATCAACGGGACCATCATCATGCCGCCTTGGTGGCCGCTGTTGATTTCCAGCTTCTTCGGCGGTTCGATGCCCGTGAGATCGGCAATCGCTTTCAGCGCGGAGATACGCGCCGACTGTTGCGCGCCTGCGCCTTTGAAGTTCGCCTCGCGCATCAGCTGCTTGAGGATGTATTTCTTGACCGATGCCTGATCCTCAAAGTTCGGCATCTCAAGTTCAGCCTCGGCAAGCAACCGAAGGACTTCCGGATGCTTGGTCGTGTTTTGAATGAACTCGTTGACCGAGTCCGCAGGCACGCCAACGTCCAACGCGGCCTGCCGCGTGTTGCCGATCATCAGGTAGCGTTCGGCATACTTAATGTAGATGTTGTCCAGGTCGATCATGTGTGCCTCAATCCGTTCCCCTTACGATAGGGGGTGCCTGCCCACCTTGTCAAGGCGCAGTTTCAACAATCCACGCAATAAGCGTGTTAAACCGTGATGCCAGTTCATCATATGCCTTTTCCGACGCGATGAGACGAGACACCATGGCACGATTGGTGGCCACAGGTGGGCGGGGCAGAGCTTGCGCAGGTTCGAGCAAGACGGGAGGCGGTTGCAGCCTGTCAGCGTTCGAGCAGCCGGCGAACAGAGTCAGGCACAGGAGCATTGAGATAATCGACGGACGGTGCATCTGTGATCTCCGACAGTTCACGGTTCAATTCATCGTAACGTCTTTGGATCGCGTTACGTTCAGCCTGCAACCGTTCAAACGCGCGGTTGTCAGCTTCGCGGGTTTTCTCGAGAACAACGATCTGTTCCCGTGCCTCGGACAAGGCTTCTCGGGCGTTCCACCACAGGAAGCCCAAAATGGACGCCGCCACGACCGAAGCCGCAGCGACGTAGACCAGCACGGTGTTAAGCCAGCGAGTCATTCTTTTTTCTTCCACTTCAGTTTGCGGGCGAAATTGTTGAACTCGTGGAACAGCAACCACGGTGGATACATCCACGCCGTGAAAATGTTCCAGTGATGCTTTTCCTTGTCCTCGGCCGGGATCATCAGGTAGAAGGCGTAGTGTCCGTGCAGGGCGCTCCAGATCGCAAGCAGGTTGAAAACCGTATTGACGCGATCCATGTGCAGCACGCCGGCCTCTTTGATGGTTGGGTCAATGACGGAGGCCAGGTCCCAAAACCAAGCCCGCGCCGCAAAGGAAAAGAAGATCAGACAGGTTGACAACGCAATGTGAAAGGCTGCGCTGTGGGTGTTGAACAGCACCCGAGCATACCCGACGACAAGGGTCAGCATAGTCAACCCGACCAAGGCGGCCGATAGGATGTAAATGTCAAGTGCCACGGTGTGCTGCCTTTCGTGCTCGTGCCTCGGCCAACTTCTCGATGGCTTCGTCTAGTTGAAGATGCGCCTCCTGGCGTTTGACGACCAAGGCATCTGTTTGCAGGGCACGCCGCTTGCTGCGGAATAGGAACGGCAGAAGATCTTCGATCCACTTATTCATCGACTGGCCTCCGTTCGCGGATTGCCGAGGTCAACTTGTTCATTGCGGCAATGTTTTCGCCGTTCTGTTCTATGAACTTGTCCGTGAGGTCGTTGATCCTCTGTTCACGATGCCAGATCCAGAAGGCGAGCGCGACGATTACAACCGCCGGCAACCCGCCCCCTAGCTCCGTTATGATGCTCGTCCAATCCATGCGTGCCCTCGCCTGTCATCCTACAGTTACGAGGACACGCCTAGATTGTCAAGACAGTTCAGATACAACCGAATAGTTTTTCGAGTCCAACCGCGGAATTGGCAGGAGGGGACCTGTCGCGGTCAACGGCCAACGGTAACCTTTCAGGTTGCTGATGTCCAGCCACGCATCGGAAACCATGTTCTTTTGGTTGCCGCCGCGGACAAGAATCTTGCGGGCCTTGTCATCGACGCCGACAGCGAAACCGACATGCCCACCGCCAGGACGTTGGAACGCAAGGATCGCCCCGTAGCACGGATGCGTGGCGGTTCCGAACTCAAGCCAGTTCAAAGCCCAGTAAGGGTTCTTGGCAAGGTTGCCGCTGAACTTTTCCTCGGGCAGGGTCAGACGGATCGACGTGTGAACGGCATCCCCACACCATGGCAGCTTCGCGGGGTCGCCGAGGAACGAGCCGTCCGACTTCAACCAGCGAGACAGGATGCCATTGTCACGCACTTCGTGCAGGCCCATGTAGCGACCCATCTCGTTCGCCCACGGGGCCGGCAGCTCGACCAGACGCTTGGGATCAATGCCCATCTGCTTGAGCGTCTCGGGACCGATGAACGGTCGACGAACCATCCCGCTTTCAGCCTTGAAGTTGCTGACCGCGTCATCAAACGCGGGGGACATGTTTCCGTCAACCGGACCACGGTAGTATCTCGAGTGCGCCAGGATCTCCTGCATTTCCTTTATCAGGTGTAGGCTCATTGTTTCTCTCCTTCGTTATGCGATCTATCATCGCTTTTTGCAGCCACATCTTGTTGACCGCGTCGTCAAAGCTCTCGCCGATGTGGACAGCCCACGATCCACGCTCTTTCCAGGCAATGTTGAGCTGAACACCCCCGGAGCCGGTAGGACATACGTTGGCAGCTTGTGCGCCGTATGTCAAGACAAAATCTTCGAGATGGGTTTTGTCCATCTCGGACAATATGCCGTCACAGAACACATCCGCCCAGTCACCCCATTGCAGGGTTGCTTTCAATGCGGCACGAACACAGCCACCTTCCTTGAGCAGCTCACGATAAGGGATCTCGGTCATAGGTAATCTCTCAGGAAGGTTTGAAGCTCGGGCGGGAGCTGTTGCTCGGCGGGGGCGCAATATAGCTTGCCCGCCTCGGTCCAACGCGCCCAGGTGACCCCGTTCAGCTTGTGCGATGTAACCATGTCCGAGCGCACAAGGTTGGCGATCATGCCCCCACCCATGCGCCCGAGTGTGAAGTTGCTGTAGACCTTGTTTGTCGTGTCAAGGCCCGGGCGATACGTCATCCACAACCCAACGTCTTGAGCGGTCATGCGCCCGTTGTTGTGATAGAAGCCCCGTATCGCCCAGTCTTGCGCCTCCGACAGCATTACCGTTTTGTCTCCAGCTCCATGTCAATCGCACGGTCAAGAGCCTGCCTCGCTTCGATCAGATCAGCAAGACGATTCTTGGCACCCCGCTGACCCGGCATCAGGAGCTTCTTGATGGCGTGCTGCAACGCCGGACACGTCACGTTGAACGCCGACAAAATGTCGTAAACGTCCACAACCTCGTTCCGGATGCGTTTGTTGTATTTGCCGGTTTTGGTTTCGGCCTTCAACTTCAAGGCATAATCGTTGCAAAACGCCTGCGCCGTTTCGAGGTCGAGGGCATCGCTCAAGAAATGCCCCCTCGTGTAGATCCGGAAGCGCGTGCCAGACGACGACTTCTCGATGTAGTACCGACCGTCAGGGGTTTCCCACGACCAGTCTGTCACGCGCGTCCACTCCATCATTCCCTCCGAGCTTCGACAGGCACCGCTGCCTGCCCCTGATACTTTCCACGATACGGGAAAGCCGAGGGCTGGTCAAGCCTGTTGAAGATAACTTGACCGATGGGCTGTCCTGGGATCAGGATGTGGTTGGCGTCGGATTGATTGTAGAGCTCAAGCGTGAGGTAGCCCTCCCACCCAGGTTCACACAACGTCGCGCAGGCGTTCAGGAACTGCCGCGCAAGCGTGCTCTTGTTGAAGTAGAGCATGCAGATGTCCACAGGCAACCGAAAGCGTTCTGCGGTCACGGCGAGACATCCCGTCCGAGGGGGCAACACCCAGTAGCCCTGATCCTGTTTGAACGGTTGCCGCTCGAAGATCGTGAGCCCTTGCAGCACGTCGCCCATGTGGACGTCATACCCCGCACACGACAGGCCCCCGGACATCCCGGATTGTTCGTGAACGTGCCGCCGATCAAACGGCTGGATCAGTTGGGCGATGGGATCGAGCGAGAGGCGCTCAATGCTTTGTGGAGATAGCTGCATCAATCCGCTCCTCAAGGTAATCCAGGCGTTGTTTCAGTTGTTCGTTGACTTGCGCACCAAAGGTTTCTTTCCTGTCCTTGAGATGTCCGTGCATCAGGCCGAGACAGAAAAGCATCAGGCCGATGATCCAAATGGACCCGGCGAGAAGCGCGAGGAGGAAGAGGAACGTGCTCATAGGTTTTCCTTCGATGTTGGGGTGTAGGCTGTCACGCCCATCTCGTCCCGGTTGATGTGCCGCAACGTGTTGCCATGTTGCAGGTTGATGTTCTTGAACTGCGTGTAGCTGCCCCGCCAATACCACTCCGGGTTGTCGGTGAAGCCCTGCCCGCTCATGTGCAAGAAACGTCCGTCCGGCCCTTGCGCGTGATACCGCGCGAGATCGTGACGACGCGCGTCCACCAGGCGGGACATTGTGTCTTTCGCCTGTGTCGTTCTCATTCTTGCACCATGTAGTATCGCTTGAGGGCCGCGACGGCTTCCTCCCAAGTGAAGCACACTTCGCACTTGTAGTGCATGGCTGTCAGGAACGAAAGGAACTCGTCCTGCTCATTCGACGTGCGACCCTTGGACGTGTGCTTTTCACGATCCGCGGGCTTCTTCATCTCGATGAACAGTCCGGCGTATTGCCCAAACGGGACCGGGAGGAACGTATCGGGCACCCCCCGCTTCACCCCTGTCATCTTGAGACGTGCCCCTGTTGCAGCAGACCGAGCGCCCCCGTTCGGGATGGCAAACATCTTGTCTATGCCCGGCAGGCGCGCATCGCCCCTGTTCTGCTGAATCCAGCAAAACAATGCAGCTTGATGCCCATCCTCGGAACCATTTGCGGCCAACTGCTCAGGCGTCATCTTGTCCCCCGATCTGCGGCCTCGCCACCACCCCGTCATCGTATCCGGGAACGAACATCTCCGGATACTTTTCCTTGCAGAAGTGAAAGCGCGTCACGCGCCCATGGATTCGACAGCCACGGTCAAACGCAATGCTGCGCTTGAACTGCCCATGTGTGGAAATCGTTACCTTACCCATTCTGTCACAACCACTGCGATGATATACGCCCAGGTGACCAGTGCGACGAGAAACACCGGCCCCACCCACCAACCTGATTTGAACCTCGGATCACGCCCAGACATTTGCCACCTCCTTCGGATTCACGAACCCGGACAACGCATACGTCCGCTCGGCATCCTTGTCCACGTCCCACACGTCGAGCAGCCACTGCTCCTCGGGATGGTACTCCGTCGATCCGAACCAAACGCGGCGCGGCCAGAATGTGCGGATCGACACCTCGCCCCTGTAATTGCGATATGCCACCACCGACGCGCCATTGGCCTCTGACTTCGTGTCCACATGCACAGCAGCAGGCGCGGGGGTCGGGGGAGTGGGACTCAGAGCGGGGACGGGATCGGGCTCCTGGTCGGGGGAGGGGAATCGTTTGACACAATCGCGCAGTGTCATCGTGTCGTCCACTTCATGCACGGGACCGGTTTTGAAATGGGACAGTGAGGCTGCGGGTGGGCTGGGGTAGAGGGCAGCTGATGCCGCTCTGCGCTCATAACGAAAGTACTGCATGATGCTCCTGCTGGTCGTGTGTGGTCATTACCAATGTCGTGCAACGACATTGACACAGGGCAACCCGGTTCGTCAACAGGTATTGAGATTGCCTGCACGATACACAGTCTCAAAAAACCGTTCACGTTCTGTTCACGGGGGCCGCAGGTCTCTGCGTATCCTCATCGGTATGAGTAGAGGAAAAGTCGTTCAAGTGTATGGGGAGACGCCCCGCCCCTCTGGCCCCCCACCCCCCACCACCTACCCCCCCCC